GACGTGGCCTTCTCCCTCACAATTGGTACAAGTCCGTGTCCGGCACCCCTTCTCACTCAAAGCGTGTCCTTCCTAAATCTTTCTGAGTCCAGTTCTTTATAGCCTTCCTTGGCTGCGTCTCCGCTGCGCCTAGAATTTGTTCGCTGCTTGTAAAGTTGCAACAGTTCGTTGGCCTCACCTACGGGGTAGGTTAGAAGAACATACACCCGAAAGAATGTATTGTGGGGAAGTATCTCCATCTCCTTCACGCTGTACCCTGCCACGTTCACCTCACGCATAATGTTTTTGGTCACGCGCTCCGTGTCTTGCAGCGTGGGTGGAGCCATGCCCTTCCCAGTTTCCGTGACGTAGTTCTTCACCTGAGAACTCAACCGCCCTTCAATGCGGTCCGCTAGTGTACGCTTGGCATTCAAAATACTCTTGTCGATTGCCAGTTGCAGATCGGGGGATGTCCCGCTGCCTACTGAGTGTATAGCGTTCTCCGATTGGGGCAGTTCAGTGAACCAATCAGGTAGTTCCTCAATGGTATTTGATATCATCTCCCGACGCTGCTCGCGCTTCTCTTCCTGTTTCTTGAGGAAGGCTTCTGGAGAACCGGGCTTTGGTGTTGAGCACCCCCCCAAGATCGCAATCAAACATGCGGTTCCAATCCATCTTCTCATCCCTGTTGCTCCTCATCTGATTTTCCAAACTGCAAGTGGTGTACTATCTCTAGCAATTTCCGAATGTTTTCTAGGTGGTTCTTCTCAAACTTAGATCCTCTTGCAAGGATCGCGTACCTGACGCCCTCAACAAATCTTTGTGCATCTTCAACGGGAAGACTGCACCATCTCTCATGGAAGTCACTCATTGCCGTGCCTCCTCGTCATCCTTTTCGAGTGCCTTATTTGCTAGCATGGCATAAAACTCCACGCCCTCACTAACAGCCGCAATGTCCCGTATCTCTGTCAACGCCTCGCGCAAGGCAGCAATGCGCCGCAATGCTGGACCTGATTCTTCCACAGCAAACCTCCTATTAAATGCTTCCATGAACTCGTGATATATGTTGCTCATACCGCTTTCTTTTTAACATGCTTGGACCCGCGCCAGTTGCTGTCACCCTTGGTCAGTTCGTAATCGTGGGTGATGACACCCAGCGCTGGATCACCACGGTGGCATGACGTGCGCCACACCCGCTTCTTGGATTTCTTAATGAACATCCAATGCCCACGCACCTCATGGTATCGGCGCTGAGTCTTGGACTCCGCGAAGCTCTTCATAGTGACTTCGATTCCACGGTTCTTTGGTAGATCAATGGAGATCACATGGTAGGCGTTGCCCCTCACGTAGTTGCCCCATCGCCGCTGTGATCCCTGCATGCGCCGAGTGGGTTCCTTGATCACCCAATCGTGATTGAGGAGCGCCATGACCGTAAGGATAAATCGTGGGTCACCCTCGCATACACTCATTCCTAGCTTAGAAACTTTACGCAAGTCATCAGGATTAAATTCTGACTCTGTGTTGATAAGCCAGTGTACGGCGTGAGTTTGAACAGGTCGAATGTGACCGATCAAAGCCATCACGTCTGATGGAACCTCATCTTCTTTATACTTACCATGCCCGCCCCACTTTCCCGGTGATATCTTCCCAGACCACCACCAATCTGATAATATATTTAAGGTCCCGGATGTATCGTTGGAATTAAGTTTTTCCAGTTCCTCTTCTGTAGGAAGGCGCCCTAAGAACGAGGCCCCTCGCATCCTGTCTTCTTCTTTGGTGTAACCCGTTTCCAGCTTCACGGTAAATCCAATTGGGCTTCCCATGAGTATCTCTGGACTGTCAGGACCCTCGCTAGCCACATAAAAACATTGACCGACAAGGTAAGGAGATTCCATACGAGGGCCGCCATCTAAGGGTTCGGTACGGCCCAGCGTAGCCTTGTAGCCCACGATCTGATTAGGATCAGCAACATAATAGCCCACGCGCCGTGCTTGGCTCTGATGCAAAGGCCCGTTAGGCCCCTCATCTAAAAATTTTTTTGATCTCTCTATTACCTCTGGTCGAAACCTGTCGGGGTGATCAACGATAGTCTGGCTTATCGCTTCAACTCTCGTGATCTCATCCCATTCAATCCAGTTGTGAGGGAACGGACATCTGACATAGTTCCTAATGAGGCTGATGCACTGCTCCGGTGTGATGAGCGTTGCCATCCTTGCGGCGAATTGAACAAGCTCATCGTCCAGCACAAACTTTCTTGATGAGCGAACGGCATTACGCACTATCCGCATCGCTTCCTTTGCGGTGCTTGTGCGAAACTGATGAGCCAGCCCCCGCTTGGGGTTCCCCATCACAGCAATTAGATCGTCTGCAAGTGTGAAGTCCGGTTCCATGGTCCCTCTCCTTATCTAACTAAGCGGTATGCCTTCCTCACATAACGCTTCTGGTTGTTCGGTATCTCCATTAGCTTCAAGTTAAAGTCTTCGATGGAGTATTCCTCTAGCAGTGCTAGCTTCTGCGGCGTCGTAAGGACGTGGATCACTTCCTCTATCTCATTCCCTGACAAGTCGGCAGGAAACCTAGCTACTATGGAATACTTATCCCCGATTGGGATTGGAGTTCTCCCTGTGATCTTACTATCTAGGTCAAACTCATTCGGAAAGATCAGCGTTAGTTTGTTCTCGTGATCCTCCAATAGAATGTTCACAAACATTTCTTGTGTCGGGTCCACGGTGATGACCAGCGGATCGCCATCCCGAAGCAAGGGATTGGATAAGTCCACCCGCACGTCGAAGTTCGGATCGGATGGCTCTGATCTTGAGGTGACCCGTGCTTCCAGTATCACCCTGCACACCCTCTGATCCTGTAGGTTCTCCGTCACCCTTACTGTGCGGTCCCGAATGCCACTGATGAGACCGTCCAACATCGACCAAGTGAAGGTGTGGATCGGGCAGTTAACCCTATCACCCTCTTCCTGACACGACATGAATGTATCTGATGAGACGTACTCCCCACTAAATGACTGGATAGCATTGAGCTTTGCTCTGCTCTCTGCCTTACGACAGGCTTCCGCTTCTGTGATCTCAGAATGAATCACGTAGTCACCTTTGCCGTAGACCCATTCATCAAAGACCATGGGCTGCGCATCTGGTGTGTTGAGATCCAACACCAGACGCAACAGCCCTATCCCAACGCTCAAATATTCCATGGTAACTCCATCTGAGCCGGTGGCTTAATGAAGTATTTAGCCACGGTCTTGCCTTTCGGTGTAACGTGGGGTTTGGTCTCGACCTCAATGCCCTTGGCGCGAATGTCTGCAATCCGAGCCGCCAGCCTGAGGCACCCAAAATTATTGAGTGCCTCAAGTGGTGTGATGGTGTGTCCTGCATTCAACCACTCAAGAATGTCAGATGTTTGGCTCATCATCCTCTCCCTTGAACGCTTGGTGATTGATCACAAAGTCTTCAATGACCTGCCGAAACAAGGTTGCTGACGTGACGTTCTGACTTGCCGACAGAAGGCGCATGGCCTCCAAAAGATTGTTCGGCATCAGTACGCTGTACTTGGTGAACTCACCCTTGAGTTTGGCGGGACGGTTCAGCAGACTATTTGAGTCACTCATTATTATTCCTTTCATATGCTTCACGGATTTCTTTGAATTTTCTCTGGGCCGACTTGTTCTCTTTCAGTTCAGACAACGAGCCGACATTGAGAGCGAAACGCAAACGATCTCGTGTTTGTTCCTCCTCGCTCCCGTCTAGGTTAGGAAGCGGCGCATCGTGTGCCTCTCCCCATGCGCTCATGTAGAATTGGAACGCTGGTTCACGGCAGACAATTGATGCCGCCGCCACAAGGTTGACCTCCTTAGGTGCAACCGGTTCATCATGGTCATCTAGTTCGACCATCGCTACGCCGAAGCGTGTCGCAGTTGTGTGGGAGAGTAGCCCCACAGGTACGTCATTGGGATGGATCAGCAGCTTGATCACCACCCCGGTCTGCGCCTTCATGTTGTTCACGACACTGTGAAGCTGCGCTTCAAAACTAAATGTCGCATCACGAATCTCTGTCATCATTCCACTCCTTCCAGAACTTCTCAGCCCACTGAATTGGATTGCGATCCACGATCTCCCAGTATTTCTTCTCGTCACCCTTCATGTGGAGCATGGTGTGACAAGACCGGCAAAGCGGCACCACCCAGTTATCTCCGACTTTCTTACCCATCGCATTGGGTTCAGCATAGGTGACGTGATGAGCGTCACCACACCAAGGCGTTCTGCACGCCAGACATGGCAGTTGGCGAACGTGAGCAAGGTACTTCTTGTCACGGACGCGCTGCCGTTTGAAGTTAGAGATCATCGAAATCAATAATCTCAGAGGACTGCTCCTCAACAACTGGCGCAGGAGCCGCAGCAGGAGCCTCCCCACGGCGCGGAGGATATTGAGTGCCACCTCCACCACTCTGTTCCTTGACTTTGTTAATCTTAATTTGAACATATTCAGTTCCATTTTTGGTGCGCTTGACCTCGCCGTTCATGAACAAAGTGACGTTCTCCCCGGTTGCGTTATAGGCCGCAACCAATGTGTCGATATCTTCCTTGCGGAAGCTGATGTCACCGGACCAAGCCTTCCACGACTCATGCTTGCCGCCACGGTTGTCGAAAAGATTTCCAATCGCCATTAGTTATTCTCCTTGCTGAGATCAGCTTTTCGCTGACTGATCTGTGTGATGTGAATGTGCTTCTTCAGTTCTGCACTATGTGAGTTCGCAATTGACTTGAAGAGAACCACGTTCTCCGTCGTGAACTTCTGCAATGCCTCAAGGTCCAAGGTCTTGAGGATGGCCGGAAAGTGTTTGTTCACGTAGGCCTCCTGATCTGTCAGGGAACAATCCTCAGGGAACACGAACTTGAGCGTGTCAACGTCATCGAACCCATGGATGAGGTTGGCATCGCCGTCATAAACATTTTCATATCCATCGGTTTCGCTGACAGTTTCGAGTGTCGCGCCAAGCTCTTCTTCCACAGCCTTGACCACGGGGTTCTCCTTGGCTTGCTCCACCACCGACTTGGTTTTTGGTTTGGGCGGCGCTGGCTGCTCTGGCTCTGGCTTATCTTGTGGGGTGTAGTCCTCAAGATCTTCCCCGGCGTAAATGTGAAACCCAAGGCCGTGGTATCCAATGGCCTTGGTCATGCACCGTTGAAGTGCGGTGTTCACTTGAAACGAATCGGGATCAACAACTGGCTTGTTGTTGTTGTTGAGGACCGGGAGGATTTCTGTAATGTCCAGACCTTCAACACTGACTGTAACCTTGACGTATGCAAATCCATGGGAGTCACGGGTGTACGGAACCATGGCTCCGTCGAGATCAAAGAAATGTTTCTCGAATGTGGCGCTTGGAAACTTGTCCTTCAGCGCACCCCATGCCCAAGCCCACGACAGGTAGTCGAGATTGCCCTTTGTCTGGCGGTGCTTGTCCACCTCCACCTTCACCTCATTTGCGGCCAAGGTTTCCCACGCCGTTTTCTTATTCGCCATCAGTTGCTGCTCCAAAAAGATTTCAATCGTCTCCACCATTTTCTCGTGGAGGGTTCCTCAGTAATAGCGTTCGAGATGTTCAGCCGCTGCGGGTTTTTCAGTTGGCTCTCAATGAGCGCATCCATAGCCCCCATTGATTCCGTGATGGGTTTCTCAATGGGCACCTCAGCCCTAACCTCAAACGCCTCAGGATTTTTCTTTCGGTGATCCCGAACAATCTTATAGGCGTGATTTACAGAGATGTTGAAGGACTCTGCCAGCCCTTCAACGATGTATTTTCTGCCCATAGTTTTCTGAGCTATGAAGTTCTCGACCAGTAGCCGATCCCTCACAATTTTGTCTGCCTTCTTCACTTCTCTTCCTCCTGATGTTGAGTGCAGAATGGTGCTACCTCGCAGTAGCGTTGGCAGCGCAGCGGTTCCGCTGGCCGATGTTCGACAACCCACTTGGGATTGTCCGTCTTAAATTCCTTGGCCTCATTTTCTGAATCAAATACTCGCTTGGCACGGGCGCTTTCGGCAGTGGCCTTGACTGCCCACTTGTCGCCCCTCTTCCAGCGTTCTTCGTCAGTGCAGAGAGGCAACGAGTCGAGGGCATCAAAGGTAACCTCAGCCCCAAGGTGGGCCTGTACACGGCTCTCAAGCCACGCTAGGCGCTCTTCCTTGGGCCATATGGGTATGTCCACTATAACCACGGGAGCATCCGGGTAATCAGCCTGACGATCTGCTTGTGCTGAGGAGTGGTCCCTGAGAATTGCGCAGATGGATAGCCGCGTGACAGGCAAGCCCTTGTTCTCTTCAACCAGATGAGCGTAAGCGTTCAGTTGCTCAGTCCATGAGGGCAGTGAGAATGAGTTTGGCATGGCAGAGATGGCACGGGTAACTTTGTAATCCGTGATCTCAATGCCGAAGTCGGTGATCTCTTGTATGTCAATCGCGCCAGAGATGGTCTGCCCAGAAACTTCTGCGCTGAGACGCTCTTCTTTAATGATGGCGTTCGATCCAGCATCCCCGTCCTCTAATATCGTATGCACGGCGGAACCAAAAAGTTTCCAAAAGGAATCCGACACGTCCTCTTCTAAATCCTTCCAATGCTTCTTGGTCAGCAAGGCAATACGAGGTGGCTTCTGTAAGCCCGTCACGCTCATCCACGCATCGCCTTTAGAGTACCGGCCTTGCGATACCCGCAGCGCGTCGGCTATAGTGGACGGCAAGTTCTTTTTGTTAGTAATCTTCATCTCTCTTCTCCCGTAGGCAGAAATAGGATGGTCTGTTCGGAATGTCAACCATTAAATTTACAGCCTTAGGAGAACCCGCATCGAAGTCCAACAGTCGCCGTATTGTTTTCAACGGTTCACGCCCACGGGTGATCAAATCAGCGAAGGCACTCAATTATGTGAGGACCTTTCAAATGCAGTGCCCTCGCCTTGACCCATTGTTGGAAGGCGACCTCAAGATCGACATGACAATTTATTACGCAACACGCCGCCCAGACTTGGACGAATCGGTGGTGCTGGATGCAATGCAAGACCTGATCTACAGGAACGACAGGCAAATCAAAGAGAAACATATCTGCTGGGGGCTGGACCGGGACAACCCCCGTGTGGAGATCGAAATCAATGCGCGGTGAAAGCCGATTGTGGGGGGAGGTTTTACTTCTCGCAATCAATGACGTTGCGCGATCTCGCACCACCAGAGAGATGGCTGAGGCAGTTGCTTGGTTCAAGTCAAGCCATTGCGAGGACATATGCTTTTTGTTGGGGTGTGATCCTCAGGTTCTGCGCAAGACCATTGTGGATCTCGCCCGCCGCAGCCCAGCCCAACGAAAATTTTGGATGGAAAAAATAAAAGAGGACCTAAGAGGGGGGCCAGCGACAGACCTCGGAGGATCAAGGGTTGCTCCTGTCGCCAGCCCTCACCATGGAATAAGTTGATCCTTAAACTATGGTGTGCTAAATGGCAAGTGGGAAGTTGAGAGAGGTACACCATGGGACTCAATGAAGAAATTATTTCACGTACACTACCATTCCAATCGAAGCTCAATCAAAATATTAGAATCACCTGTCCATCCTGTAGCCATAAGCGGAAGGGAAGGAACCAGCGTGAGCCGGTTCTGTCGGTCCTGATCAAGAGTGATCGACTGATATATGATTGCAAGCACTGCGGTATCAACGGGTGCGCCCCCCTCACCACCACACCACCACGCCCACGCCTCAGTCGAGAGGCACGTCAGGTTGCTGAGGACGGCAAGCTAGGCAGGGTTAGCAGGGAGTACCTCACAGCAAGCCGGAAGATCGACACGCAGGTGCTTGAAAAGTTTGGGGTATTCAGCACTCAGAAGTTCTTTCCGAAGCTAGAGAAGTCAGTCGAAGCAATTGGGTTTCCGTATTTTGAAGACGGGGAAATATATGCCACCAAGTTTCGGGCTGTAACTGACAAGGCGCACACCCAAGATGGCGGCGGCGCATCGACGCTGTTCGGTCAGCACCTGATCAACGGGGAGACTACGTTGACAGTATGCGAAGGGGAGGTGGATGCACTCTCGCTTTGGTCGGCGTCCATTGCCAGCGTGTCGGTGCCGAATGGTGCGCCGCAAAAAATATCAGAGAACAAGGTTGACCCCAGCGAGGATAAGAAGTTCAGCTATGTCTGGAATGCTCGTGATCTTTTTGCTCGCATGGACAAGGTGGTTCTTGCAGTTGATGGGGATCAGTCCGGTGCAGCCTTGGCAGAGGAACTCGCAAGGCGAATCGGTAAGGCCAAATGCTGGCTGGTCGAGTGGCCGAATGATTGCAAGGATGCCAATGATGTTCTTGTGAAGCACGGGCCTGAGGTTCTCAGGGATGCTGTGGAGAGCGCCACACCATATCCTTTGTCAGGCCTCAACAGCGCCGATCATTACGATGACGAGGTGGACAGGCTCTATCGGGAGGGGGTTGTCAAGGGGGAGACCACGGGGTTCCCATCGGTTGATGAGATTTACACGGTCAAGACGGGCATGGTCACGGTGGTCACGGGCATCCCGTCGAGCGGCAAGTCCAGCTTCCTTGATCATGTCATGGTGAACCTAGCCAAGGCCAAGGATTGGAAGTTTGCAATCTGCTCGTTTGAGAATGATCCATCCACTCACATTACTCAGTTGATTGAAAAGTATAGCGGCAAGCCGTTCTTCTCTGGCCCCACACCAAGGCTTGATGAGCGGTTGCTTCAAGAGTCGAAGGCGTTTGTGAAGGATCATTTTTGTTTCATTGACAACAATGATGGGGAGAAGGCCACGCTTGCCAGCGTTTTGGACCGGGCATCGGGGGCCGTGCAAAGGATGGGGGTGAGGGGGCTGATCATAGATCCCTTTTCTTATCTTGCGCTCCCTGACAAGTCGAAGAGTGAGACGCAGCAGATCAGCGATATGCTTACGGACGTGAGGATGTTCGCCAAGCTGCACGATATTCACGTCTGGTTTGTCGCGCACCCTGCCAAGATGCGGAGGGAGGAGGGGGCCACGCCAATACCCAAGGGGTATGACCTCAGCGGTTCGGCACACTGGTTCAACTTTGCCGACGTTGGATTGACGGTGGCGCGGTTCGCTGACCAACACCAGAACCGTGAGCGTGTGAAAATTATATGTTGGAAAATGAGGTACCGCTGGCTTGGCTCTCAGGGTGAGCGTGTCCTAGATTTCGACGTACCATCGGGGTGTTATTATGAAGAGCAAACGGAAGTCCAAGCAATCCAGCATTGGTCCGACACCTGAGTCGGTAGCGCATGGGGAGTTTGTTGTAGAGGACGCCTCCACAGCAGCGGGGGATATAAGGTTCCGCCGAGTGGACGTGACCCAGCTTGATCGGTTGCTGATGATGAAGCGGATCACGCCACACCACCACCAAGTGGGAGAGGAACTCCTGGGGATTCTCCATCGCGCAAAGATGATCGGGGTGGCGGGGTCCAACTGGAACGGGAACCTATCTGGTGGGGAGCGCAGCATATCAGAGCGGCAAGCCGCAGCATACGCAGAGGCGGTGAAAGTTATTAGGCATCTTAAAGATAAGGGGGGGGATAGGATCAAGGACTTGATCCTTGGGGTCCTGCTAGAGGACAGGCCAGTGGCCGACATGCTTGCGATCAGGAGGATCACAAGGGGATTAGAAATCGTGGGGGATTTCTTTGCGGAGCGGTATGGCTGGAACCCGCTTCCGAATCTTCTCGCGGAATGAGCCGTGAGAAGTGGGGCAGGGGGGGTTTAATCTGATTGGTCTTGGGTTCCCCCCCTGCACTCCGTCACTTCAAATAGCCGGGCTTATCCACCTCAGCCATCTTCATGCTATCCCACACCTTGCGGGATAGTTTCTTGCAGTTGGTCGGCCAACGCACGGCTTCCCGTGCCCTCACCCATTTGTACCCAACGCTGGCCTCGACGGTGCGCTTGCCGCAGCCGCAGCTAGGCCATAGCTCGTCACCGACGTGACCGGTGTAGTATTTAGGCTTCATTGCACCTCCTCTTCTCCTTCATGTTTACAGGTCATTTCGACCCCCAATCTTCTAAACCGTCGCCATAGCCGTCTGGACCGTACTCGCCTAAGTCGCGATCATCACGCTGTTGCTCATACTCTTCTTGATATTCGTCCCAATTTCTAGCCAACTGAAACTCAAAACCCGTTCGGCTTTCGAGCCTGTCAATCTCTGCACGCGCCTCATCCTCAGTCGGTGCATGGACCTCAACAAATCTTGCCAAATCGTATACCCATAGCGTGTCGGGTAGCGTTTCGGGTAGCGTTTCGGGTAGCGTTTCGGGTTCCTCATCCAGAGAATTTTCTTCCACAGAAATTATCTCGTATTCCCTGAACATCTCGCGGATTTGTTCTTCGCTATAGGCGTGGATGTAAAGATGCTTCTTTGCTCCATGGAAAGATTCGTCTTGCGTCCTAACGTAATACCTTTTCATTGGCGTTGTTCCTTGTTCTGGACTGCTCCGTAACAATCGGGCAGTTGGGTTTGACGAACCGGGTGACCGGTCTTGGATTCATAGAGGTAACACCACGCCAAATACCTCTGGCCCTTGGTGTACAGGTGGGGGTTAGCGGCTACGTGAATAGCCGCCTCCCGCCAGTTGCTTTCCACGCTCATAACTGTTTCATCATGTTGCGGGCGATGCGGTTTCTCAGTAGGGAGTAGGCACGCTTTGCGCTGGTGCCTGTACCGTGCATCTTATTGGGGTTCACGTAGTCACCCGTGAAAGCGAGGTATCGTTTCACAGGCTCGAACGAACGGTTGTCATACGAGGTCGTACCGTCACGGCCATACGTCTCAAGCGCATGAAAGCACACGATCTTGATCCCGTGATCAGTCGGTTCCCCGTCGATCTCAGTCATCACGTCCTCTGCTGCGAGGACAAGGTACTGATAGGTTGATCCACCGGTTGCCTTTTCTGAAACCTTTTCGAGAAACGGTGGCCTCAAACCGTGGCCCTCATTAAACGTATCACCTTTCTGAGCCGATAAATCTTTCCAATTTATCAGCCGATTGCCAAACAGGGGCATAACGTGGGTGAAGAAATTAGAAGTGACTTGGACTTGAACTCTAGATTCGGAGCCGTACTTTTCGTGGTCAAAAGCAAACGCCGGGCGGTCCCCCATGGGGAAGCCTGTTTTTGAAAGGCCAGACGAGTCCTCTGAGGTCGGGAAGTCTATTGCTGAATCCGAACCGATGCCAGCCATCGTGAAGCTATTAAACTTCACTCGGTCCCGCCACTTGCCCAACGTACAGTTGCGGATCATACGCATGCGCTTTTCCCAGCGTCCAAGAAACGTGCGGAACACTGGCTCAAGATGCACACCCCGGCGTGTCTGATTGATGGTGGTGTGGAAACGAGATTGGCGGCGATAATGCCTGATCATCTGGTGATAACCGGACAAGGCCTTGTCGAATTCCTGCAACTCGAAATCGCCGCTGATCTTTTCGAGGTAGCTGCGTGCGGTGTACGTTCTCAGGTCATCGTCAGAGTCGAGGATGGAGTCGCCATCTGGCATTGGCGCAAACGGACTTACCTTTCTGGTGGAGTGCTCCTGAATAAACAGGCACAAGGCATCCAGACCAGCCTTGTTCTTTTGATATTCATTGTAATCCATGGTGATAATACGGGGAGCCTTGCGGCCCCCCGCTCCCTGTTTAGTTGAGGTGAATGGTCTTGCCGAAATCGGCGGTGCGAGAGGTGGTCGATACCCAAAGCACCGGATAGTCTGGCTCATCAGGCATCGAACATTCGAGGTCGGTCAGATAGATAAACGAGTCGACCTCGATTTCGTTCTCATAAACGTAATCGAATGGCGGTCGGAAGTCGGTACCGCCGCCGCCGTACCGGCCAAGGTCTTGCTGATCAATCGAGGCCGGGTCATCGTACTCGTCAACGTGGGCGATGCGCGTGTCGCAATAGATCACGGTGACCTGTTCGGCGTCCACGTCCTGGCATACTGACTTGGCCTCCGACATCAATGCAGCATACTCATCTTGAGATACGCTGGCGCTGGTATCGACGGCGATCACGATATGACCGACGCCCTCACGTATGCGGCGCGGCGCAAAGATACCGCGCTGTACCCATTTCTTGTCGGCACGCCGCCAATCGTAGCGGTGGTCGGAACCCTTACCCAGAAAACGGGCAAGCTCGTGACGCCAATCAACCTTGGCGTCACGCAGATCGTCAACGTATGCGGCAAGGGAACCGGGCAATTTGCCTTGTGCCTTGGCGATCTGCGCAGCGTTTTGAACGTCAGCCATAAGCTCCCGCTCCATCGCCGCAATCTCTTGGGCATCAAGGGGTTCGCCATCGTCACCTTCAGCGTCGATCACAACGCCGGTTCCGGTATCGTCGGCGAAAGGATCACCGCCGCCACCTTGCGGGGCATCGTCATCATCACCGCCGCCCGTGTCGCTATCATCACCGCCACCTTGCGGGGTATCATCGTCACCGCCGCCCGGCTGGGGTGATGTGGGTTGCTCCTGAGCAAGCTCGTCGGCCAGAATCTCAGTTGAATATTCAGACCGGTCACGCTTCAGATCACCGACGGCGCTCCAATCAAGGGCACTGGCGGGTAACGACTTGCTATCCTTGCGCAGCAAGTCGTTGATGATCACGTCACCGCAGATATTCCATAACTTGGGGTCACGAGAACCGCGCCGCAGGTGGTGGAAAAATATCTTGTGATAAACCTCGTGAGCAAGAACGGCTTGCACCTCGTGATCCGATAGGGTCAGCGCAAAGTCGGGATTGATATAAAGACTCTTGCCGTCGGTTGCCATGGTCGGCAACGTGTCCGTCCAAACGGTCGGCATTTGGATCAACATTGCAGCCGTGAACGGGTCCGACATTTGCAGTTTGATCTTGGCACGGGTGACGTGCCGCACCGCCTCAGCAGACGGATCGACAACCCCATCATTTAATTGTGATACAAGTGAACTCATTTTCAACCTCCAAAAAAACCAGCAAGGCGGTCGGTGATTTCCGACGCCTCAGATTGCACAATCTTGACCACCTCAGCATTTGAGGGGTTTTTGAACTCCGCAACATCGTGACGGAGCAATTCGCTGCCCTTGATATCATCGACAAGGGCCGCAAGGTCAGGGTCACCGGCAACATTCAGCGCCGGTAAGATGTTCACGAGGTCACCAAGATTGGTGATCATCGTGTCGTAAAGGCGGCGGTTCGCCTCCGTCTTTTTCTTGCCGCCAGCCTTGCGAACTTCCACAGACTCGTATCCGTCCAAGCATGTGGCGATATGCGAGACCGCCTTGTGCAACCGCTCGAACGTGTGACGGGTAGCACTTCGCAACAAGTCGGCGTTGTCGTCGTCGATTTCCGCCCGTATCTGCGCGGCCTTGTCGTCGACAATCTTGGCATAGAAGTTAGCGCCGGTCGGCACGTCCCGCGCCCGCCATTTGAATTCATACATGGATTCAAGATCGGCGTAGCGTAGGTAGTCATCCTCCCGAAACATGCCGTTGAGTTGCTTGCGGCGCTGTTCGATTAGCTGGGGAAGTTTCCCGGCCAAGTCGGAGACGGCGGTATTAAACCGCCGCTTGTGATCATCCATGGTGGTCATGTACTTATCGAAAAGCTCAACGGGTAACAGGCGATAGGTGCCATCCCATGGGAGGGTCAACCGCTCGTGGTCACCGCGTGCCGCACGTGCCGCACGCTGCGGCCCATCCACCATGCGCGGATCAAGTAGGTGCTTGTCATACTTGCCAGCGTTGTGCGAAGCGGCATGCTCCGCGTTGATCTTGTCGGTCACGTCCCGATCCTTGCGCGTGAACCCGGCGCAATTGATCTGCAATGTGATAAGCATCGCGTTTTCTTGAAGAATATTTTCCATGTTCTCAGCCCTCCCCGATGAGGTTAGATGTTTCGATCAGGATGTCGGTAAATCCTGTCGTTGATACTTTCTTGCCCGGATCACCAGCGGCCTCGTTCCGACGTAACAGCGCGGAAACAGCAACCGAATGATACTCAGGCGGCAAGCGCTTGATATAGGCGGCGCATGCCTTGGCGGTTTTGTTGGTGACGGAGGCAATCAAGCTCCCGATCATGGCGTACCGCACGTCGGCTTTCTCAGGTACCGGTGCCGCATCAGGGTTAGCGAACACCTCAGATGGTGCCACAAGGTCACGCCAAATGCGCAGGAACCCGGTGAACTTCGCTTGCTCACCAACACCGATTGCACCGGCAATCATTGGCATTTCGATTGCCTTAGGCACCTCAGCCTTGATCACGTCGGACACTGCGACCCATGTACGAGGGCAGGGGAACGGCGTGCCGTCGGCAGCATGGCGGTGTAGCGCATCAGGAAACTGGCTCAGGTACGTGGTGACCTCAGGTGCTACGTCGATCTTGGCAAAGTGTGCCAGCGTCGGATCAAGCTCCGCCTCAACGGTCACAATGTTGAACCGGGAAACCAAATGCTCAGGTATCGACTTAACCGCCGCCTTGTCCGACTTGCGGTTGCCGTTGGCAATGATCAGGCAATCCTCAGGGAGACGGTGACCAGCTACACGCCGATCCCATATGACCTGAGCGCTAGCCTTTTGAACGTCGATATCACACTGGGGGAATTCCTCAAATATGATCAGCGACTTGGAACCGGCCTTGGCGGCGTCGATCACGTTGCGGCCCCAAACGGGTAGCAATTGATCCATGGCGTCACCGACTTGGGTGACCCAGCCAGTGACCTCAGCCGGTTGATAGTTTGAAAGGTTGACCACCTCGACATGCCAGCCCTCATCACGGGCGACTTGAACCGGCGCTTGCGACTTGCCGACGCCAACGGGACCCAAGATCAGGAGCGGGAAACCGTCAACGCGCTCAGACTGAATCGCCATAGCGGCGCGAATGTAGGCGGGTACGTTTGCAATACTGATAATGTTTTCCATGATATCCTCATAAGCGTTTCGGCGGTGCTGCCGCCTCATCAGTGCCCTAGCAACAAGGGCAGACACTACTTGTTCAAACGGGGCCGGTTATTCTTTCCCACCGTAAGGGCTACTTTGTGCAGGCTACCGGGGCTTTAGGCTTGGGCGTTATTCGCCTCATCGTTACCGGATCAAAGCCATCGTTCACAAAGCATCGCTAGGCTTGCTAGGCCTGAGTTTCACGGTTAGCTGGAACCTCCTGATCAAAATTTGCGACCTCGTTGCCGCAGGCATCTTATGGCAGATTGTAATCTTCTTTGCAACCCCTTTATTCAGGAATGTTCCATATTATTTGGGGTCACTATTCCCAGCCTTCTAGCCGGTCACTTGATAGGTGACGTATGGCAGCGGGAAACCTTACAGCATGATCTATTCTGCTGAGTCTTTATATATAGGGTCCACACAAGGGGTATCTGAGGGGTCCGGTACAGCCTAGCCTAGCCGTTAACATGCTCTAAGAAGAATGTCCTTGACATTGGAAAAGTGTAACAAGATCAAGCACTTAGGTACCCACAAAAGAAGTGTGGTCTTATTTAGCCTGTAAGTCATTGATATTAAAGGCGGAATCCTGATAGGCCCAAGTCGGAGGCCTCTGGTGGGGTAGGTGCTGAGAACCTCTAATCATGCTCTATGGGGCTTAAAATGGACGACAGAGCGTCAAGCACAAAAGCGCCATTGTGGATAACTTTCTGTGGATAACTTTTGGAGGCCAGAATATTGAAGGGGACCGCTCCGCAGCATATGGTTCGCCGGTTTAGCGAAAACCCTTTTCGCCATTTGGCGCTCCATGCTATAGGGGAGCGGTACACAATAGAGGGGTGTAAGGGTATGACTGAAAAGAAGCCGTATCTCACGTTAGTGGACGGGTCACTGGTACAGCAACGCAACGTGAAGCTAACCGCCAAGCAAGCTGGGTTTATCAGGTCTGTTATGGGAACCGACGACAACGGGAAACCGAACACGCTATCGCAAGCGTACCGGGACAACTATGATTGTTCCAACATGACGGATAAGACTGTTCACGAGAAAGCCAGCAAGCTAGCTGCGCAGGACAAGATAGCGGCAAGGCTTAGGGCCTTAGAGCAGCAAAAGGATGACACTGCGCTGCGCTCCGCGCACTCGCGCCTGGAATTCATTCTTGAGCGCCTTGAGATAGAAGCGCTAGGCCAAGGGGACGACAGTAACAGCGCCAGCCGGGTCCGTGCCTTGGAGCTACTTGGCAAACTGGCGCACGGCGGCGGTTCTCTGTTTCAGGAGCGCATTGCAACTGAGGATACGCGGGACAGCGGCGCGATACGTGAGGAACTCGAACAGCGCTTGTCCCGCCTACTGGCAGGGAACAGCGCAGAATAAGCCCCCACCCCTCCCCTTGTGCCGTACCGCTCCCCACCTACCCGGCACTATCAGCCTGCGTTGCGGAGTGCATGGCGCGACCGACCGACCTGAGCGGCCCGGCGCTACCCGTGACCTGCCCGGGCCCGGGCCCCGGACCCTTGATCGGGACCGCTCCCGGCTAGGGGTACCCACCCCCGGCCCCCCCTGGACCGAGCAAGCTACCCCACCACCACCACAGGCTAATCCCCACGAACAATTACCCTCCTTTGATACTTCTTAGGGACCCCTCCCTTTGTTCTTCTTCAGGACTCCTTTAAGAGTTGACCCCCTACCCCCTTTTTTGTACAATGGTTCCATGGAGGTTGATATGAACAGAATGATTTTTCTAGTACCGGTACTACTCTCTACGTTAGTACCTACTATTGTATTATCTAAAGAATGTACCCGTACTAACTCTAGTACAGATACTAAATTAGAACTTGTACCTAAGTTAGTACCTATGGTACCTAAGGTACCTAGCAGGCCGCTGGAGAAGAAAGAACTGATTAAAGGTAAGCGGTATCTTTCTTTAAACTGCGATGTGCCTAAAGACATCCGTGATCAAATTCGGAATAGGTATAAGATGACCCCTGTGTGGTGGGGTCTAAATGATCACGACAATACCTATCTCGTTCATCGTAATCCGAAGACAAACAACTGGGTGATGTTCGCTGCGTTTAAGAGTGGCGCTATTTGTGTTGTTGGCACGGGGCCTACAGGTGCCCTTGTTGATGTGAAGAGCGGCGAGATCCATTGACGGACGATAACATTACGGCGCTCCTGACGGAGCGTGAGAAGACACACGGCGATGCAGCCAGCACGTTTTCCCTTGCGGGGGATTTGATTACGACGCTGTTGGCGCATCGTGAGGGGCCGATCAAGCCGCACGAGTTTGCTATCGTAAATATCCTGCATAAGATCGCCCGGATATCCTGTGGCAGTTACCACAAGGATCACTGGGATGATATTAAAGGCTATGCAGATCTTGGGGAGAAGTTCCACAAGGAGTTGACAGAAACCTGTCAAGGGGGGTAGAAGTTGTATGTTCGCCGTATAGTGTGTATTGATCATGGTGACGATACAAGACTTTGTGGTGAGTGGAATCTCTCGACCTCCCCTATTGGGCCTCGCCGTTTTCTCCCTGTTACGGCGGGGCCTAATTACTAGGAGGTTGTATGAGAAAGATGCACGACAACTACCCGACGCCGATGAGTATCGTTCACGAACTTGTCAAGCGGTGGGCAAAAGAGGGTATGATCTTTTGGGAACCGTGTTCTGGAGACGGCAGGATAGCCGAAGTGTTAAAGACCAAAGGGTGTCGGACAATGACAACCGATATCTCTATGGGTCAGAACTTCTTCGACTACCAGAGGGGCATCTGTCCCAACGTGATAACGAACCCGCCGTTCAAAGACATTCGGCCTTTTATTGATCATGCTTTCGCTATCGGTGTTCACAGTATGGCGCTCGTCTGTCCTGAAAGGCTTTGGGCTTGTAAGAAAGGGCGCGAGCAGTTTATGCGCCACAGACCTACAAGGTTTGCGAATATGGATTGGCGCGAAGACTATTTGCAGAAAGGCGGCTCACCGGATCGGGCGCTGGCTGTAGCGATGTGGGACACGCCCCATTCAGAAACTTGTTCCTATGAAGTCTGGACAAGGACAGAGTAATGATTACTTACCGTGGCGAAAAGTTTAGCGGGTACAACAAACCCAAACGCACGCCCGGTAAGAACAAGAAGTTTGCCGTGTTGGCAAAGCAGGGCAAAGAGGTGAAGCTGGTTCGGTTTGGTGATCCAAACATGAAGATCAAGAAGGACCAGCCGAAGCGGAGAAAAAGTTTCAGGGCGCGTCACGGATGTGACAGCAGGCCTCCCAGCAAACTCAGTGCCCGTTACTGGTCCTGTAAGAAGTGGTAGGGTAAGATGGCGAAGGGCGTTCCTCATTATTTCCGAGATGGAACCAAGCATACTGGGGGTATGCACAAGATGCCCAACGGTGAGATGCACAGTGGCGCCCGTCACACAAACAACAGCAAAAAACTTTTTCATTTTGCTGATCTTTCAGCAACCGCAAAAAAGAAAGCGAAGAGTAAAAAGTAATGGCTAAGTTGTGTGCCAAAGGGAAAGCTGCCGCCAAACGTAAGTTTGATGTGTACCCTTCGGCTTATGCGAATATGTACGCAAGTGCCGTATGTAGTGGCAAGGTCAAGCCCGGCGGGAAAAAGAAAAAGGAAGCGGGTGGATCTGTTGGCCGGGGATGTGGCATCACGCGCAAGGGTGCCGGGGCCGTTATGAGAGTCACGGCATGAGCCTCCGTAAGTGGGTGGATGAACAGTGGGTGGACATAGGTGCGCCTAAGAAAAACGGGAAGTACCAGCCTTGTGGCAGGAAGTCCTCCTCATCAAGTAAGCGTAAATATCCGAAGTGTGTTCCGCTTGCTAAGGCAAAACGAATGTCGTCTTCGCAGAAGAAAAGCGCTGTGTCGCGTAAGCGAGCTAAGGCGCAGGGCGTAAAGGGAAAGCCAACAATGGTTTCAACTTTCGCTAAGAAGAAGAAGTAGATGCAGACTCTAGCTGCCCTTCAGTCTCAGATAAGCCAACTGCCCTATCACGAGCAGTGTGAACTCTTAGAACTGATGGAGAAGCTGGAGACAGCAAAGACACGGGAAGCAAGCCAGACGGACTTTCTTGCATTTGTCAAAGCAGTATGGCCTGCCTTCATTGAGGGCAAACACCACAAGACAATGGCTGAAGCCTTTGAGCGCGTAGCCGAAGGCAAGCTAAAACGCTTGATCGTCAATATGCCTCCTCGACATACAAAGTCTGAGTTTGCTTCCTACCTGTTACCCGCTTGGTTCTTAGGGAAGACGCCGGAAAAGAAAGTTATCCAGACAGCGCATACCGCAGAATTAGCTGTAGGCTTTGGACGTAAGGTTCGTAACCTGTTTGGCGATCAGAGCTTCAAGGATATTTTTCCCGGCTCGCAGTTGCAGTCGGACAGTAAAGCAGCGGGACGCTGGAACACCAACAAAGGTGGTGAGTATTTTGCTATCGGTGTTGGTGGTGCGGTTACCGGTAAAGGCGCAGATGTTCTGATCATTGACGATCCTCACTCAGAACAGGATGCGGCCCAAGGGCAGTATCATCCTGAAGTCTTTGACCGTGTGTATGAGTGGTACACATCCGGTCCTCGCCAGCGACTACAGCCCGGAGGGGCCATCATCGTGGTGATGACCCGCTGGAGTAAGCGGGACCTGACCGGGAAGATTATAGATAACTCTGTGAAGCGGGCAGGTTCTGATGAGTGGGAGGTGATTGAACTCCCGGCCATTATGCCCTCAGGTAATCCGCTGTGGCCCGAATACTGGGGCATTAAAGAGTTAGAGGCCTTGCGCTCAGAACTTCCGTTATCGAAGTGGTCAGCGCAGTATCAGCAAGATCCAACCTCAGAAGAGGGAGCGCTGATTAAGAGGGAGTGGTGGCAGGAGTGGAAGGGCAAGCACCCGCCTCCCTGCGAGTTTGTTATTCAAAGCTGGGACACGGCGTTTCTTAAAACGGAAAGGTCGGACTACTCAGCTTGCACAACGTGGGGCGTTTTCTTTAATGAGGAAGAAGACGCTATGCACATTATTCTTTTGGATGCTTTTAAGGAGCGCATGGAGTTTCCAGAGCTTAAGAAGCGTGCATACGAGATGTGGCAGGAAGTTGAACCTGATGCGTTTCTGGTAGAAGGTAAGGCCTCCGGGATGCCTTTGGTGTTTGAACTTCGACAGATGGGAATACCTGTGTCGGAGTATGTCCCATCAAGGGGAAACGACAAGATTGCCCGCGTAAACTCTGTGGCAGATATGTTTGCATCGGGTATGGTCTGGGCACCGATGACACGGTGGGCTGAAGAAGTTATTGAAGAGTTTGCTGCGTTTCCCGCTGGGGATCACGATGACCTTGTGGACAGTTCAACGCAGGCTTTAATGCGATTTAGACAAGGCGGCTTCATCCGTAATCCTACTGATGAAGAAGACGAATGGATGCCACCTCGTTATGCGGAGTATTATTAATGGCAATTGATAAGGCCCTATCAGGATCGGGAACGCCGATGGAAGAGGGCGATGCTGTAGAGATTGAGATCGTCAATCCCGAGGCAATGTCTATACAAACGCCAGATGGTGGTGTGGTTATCGACTTCGATCCCGAAGCCGAAGATCTTATTGAGCATGGCTCTAATCTTGCTGAGTACATTGATGAAAGCGAATTAGGCTCTATCAAGTCTGAGCTCATGGGCGCGTTTGAGGCAGACCGGGCTTCACGCAGTGAGTGGGAAGAAACTTATATCAAGGGCCTTGATCTTTTAGGTCTAAAGATTGAAGAGCGAACAACGCCGTGGCCGGGGGCGTGCGGGGTGTTCCACCCGGTATTGTCAGAAGCGGTTATCCGTTTTCAGGCGCAGTCAATTATGGAGACGTTCCCTGCAAAGGGGCCGGTTCGCACTCAGATTATCGGAGACCTGACCGAAGAAAAAGAAGCTCAGGCTATTCGTGTTCAGACCGAGATGAACTACCAGCTTACGGAAGGGATGCCTGACTACCGAAGCGAGCATGAGAATATGTTGTTCGCTCTGCCGCTAGCGGGGAGTGCTTTCAAAAAAGTTTACTATGACGCCGACATGGAGCGGCCAACCGCTGTGTTTGTTCCTGCGGAAGATATGGTTGTTGCTTATGGGGCCAGCGATCTTCTGAGTTGTGGGCGCTATACCCACGTAATGAAGAAGACAAAGAACGAGGTCCGTAAGCTACAGGTTGCAGGGTTCTATAGGGATATTGATCTTGGCAACCCGTCTCCTGACTACACCAAGGTGCAGGAGCAGTACAATTCTTTGCAGGGCGAGCGGCCTGACTTTGAGTATGATGATCGTTACACGCTTCTTGAGTGTCATGTTGATTTGGATCTGGCGGGCTTTGAAGACGAGCGGGACGGAGAAGAGACCGGCATAGCATTGCCTTATGTGGTGACCATCGACAAGTCATCAGGGAAAGTGCTTTCAATCTATCGGAACTGGGAAGAGACAGACCCCGTTAAAAAGAAACTGTTACACTTCGTTCACTATAAGTATTTGCCGTCCTTGGGGTTTTATGGCTATGGGCTTATCCATTGCATCGGCGGGCTGACAAAATCTGCAACATCTATACTCCGACAGCTTGTTGATGCGGGCACTTTGTCCAACCTCCCGGCTGGCTTGAAGTCACGGGGGTTGCGGATTAAAGGTGATGACAGTCCAATCATGCCGGGCGAGTTCCGGGATGTGGATGTGCCCGGCGGCGCTATTCGGGACAACATTACCTTTATGCCCTACAAAGAACCCAGTGGGGTTCTTTACCAGTTGCTGGGGAACATTGTAGAGGAAGGCAGAAGGTTTGCTTCGCTGGCTGATATGAAGATCAGCGACATGAACAACGAAGCCCCCGTGGGCACTACTCTTGCCATCATAGAGCGTGGCATGAAAGTTATGTCTGCGGTTCAGGCTAGGCTTCACGCGTCAATGCGCAAAGAGTTTGGTATTCTTGCCAGCTTGATTAAGACGTATCTTCCTGCGCAGTACGCCTACGAAACCGGCTCCGTAAGGGCTGAAGATTTTGATGACCGCGTAGACATCATTCCGGTGTCTGACCCGAACGCGACGACAATGGCGCAGCGGGTCATGCAGTATCAGGCCGCGTTACAGTTAGCCGCACAGGCTCCGCAAATGTACAATCTGCCTGAGCTTCATCGTCAGATGCTGATGACTATGGGGCTTCAAGACGTTGATAAGATTGTTCCTGACACTGACGACATGAAGCCGACAGACCCTGTTACAGAGAACGAAAACATTATCAATGGCAAACCCGTCAAGGCTTTCTCGTATCAAGATCACAAGGCCCACATTACTGTTCACATGAACGCTTTGCAGGACCCCAAGATCATGCAGCTTGTTTCTCAGTCTCCACAAGCAGGAGCTATCCAAGCCGCAGCAGAGACACACATACGCGAACACTTAGCGTTTGAGTATCGTAACGAGATTGAGCAGCAGATGGGCGTGCCGCTTCCGCCAGAAGGTGAGCCGTTACCACGAGACGTAGAAAAAGAACTGGCTATGTTGTTGGCTCAGGCTTCAACCAAGTTGCTACAAAAAGATCAGGCAGAGGCCCAACAGAAACAAGCCATGGAGCAGGCTCAAGATCCAATCGTCCAGCAGGCTCAGGAAGAGCTTAACATTCGACGGATGGAAGTTGAACGGAAGGCTCAGGCAGACAAGATGAAAGCTGACGTGGAAATGGACAAAGCAGAAATGCTTGATGCCCGTGAGCGTGAAAGAATTGAATCTAACGAGCGTATCACTGGTGCGCAGATTGGGGCAAAGATTGCCAGCGAGGTCTTGGAGGGAGAGATCGAAGGCGTTCAACTGGCAGAAAAGGAAAAGATGGAGGGAGCTAGGCTTGGTGTCGAAATAGCCAAGGCGGTTCTAAACAATGAAGGGAGCAAAGACTAATGGCTAAGGAAGCTGCTCGTAAACGAGCGCGTACATCAAAGGGACACTACAAGCCTGACGATCCATCCACACCGGATGTAAACGAAGCATTTGTTTCGGTTGGTGGCGTGGAGGCGAAGCCGCAGACAAAAAAGGCTGCGCCAAAAAAGAATGTTATTCCATTGGTCACGCTTGAAGGGGATCGTATGTACCCTGAGCAGGCCAAGAAGTATTGGGCAAAGATTAACAAGAGCAGTTCTTAATGGATGTCCAAACTCTCGCTGCCCTGTTGCAAAAACGTCTTCGTGAATACATGAACGAAGGTGCAGACCATCTCGCAACAGGAGGCGCAAAAGATTACCCGGAATACCAGAGAATGGTAGGCCGCATTGACGGGATAGCTCTCGCAGAACGTGAACTTCTTGATCTTGCCAAGGAGCAGGACGAGGAGGAGTAGCGCAAAGGGAACCGTTGCCCCTTTTGAAAGCAACGCGCAATGAGGAACATTATGTCTGAAGTGGTTGAGTTAAAGAAAGATGCGCCAACTCAACTTCCTGAGCCGCAAGGCTACAGGTTGTTGATAGGCATGCCTGAGGTTGAAGAGAAAACAGTTGGTGGCATATACAAAACAGATCATGCTATGGAGACAGAATCTGTTGCCAGTATTGTTGGCTTCGTTATTAAAGTGGGGCCTGATGCGTACAAAGATGAAAAGCGGTTTCCTTCGGGACCGTGGTGCAAGGAAGGTGACTTTATTCTCTTCCGTGCTTTTCAGGGGACACGTATCAAAATACATGGTAAGGAGTTCAGGCTGATTAACGATGATGGCGTCGAAGCCGTTGTTGATGATCCGCGTGGATACACGAGGGCATGATGGCTGAAGAAGCGGTAGAAGTCGCAACCGAAAGCGACGTAGAAGTTCAAGTCGTTGATGATACTCCCGAAGAGGATCGTGTTGCTCCGCGTGATCAAGAGGCAGCAGCCGATTTCGATATCTCAGAAGATGAGATTGGGCAGTATTCGGATCGTGTGCAAAAACGCATCAAGCGTTTGAAGTACGAGTTCCATGAGCAACGCCGTGCCAGAGAGACGGCAGAGCGGCAGAACCAAGAAGCGGTGGCTCACGCACAACGTATCGTGCAGGAGAACCGCGAATTGAAGGGCCTCTTGCAAAGAGGAAACGAGGCTCTTTTTAAGGCTACTGAAGCAAAGACGGACAGCGAGCTTCAGATGGCGGAAAAAGATTTCCGGGAAGCCTACGAGGCGGGTGATACAGATCGCATCGTGGATGCCCAGAAACGCGTTAATGACGCACAGTTTTCTCGGCGCAGTGTTGAAGAAATGCGCCCAGTACAAGGGGAGCAGGCCCCAGTAGCTCAGGCACAGCCTCAGCAACAGGAGTATGTTCCTCCTCCAGATCCTCGTGCTATCGAATGGCTGCGCGAGAATCCGTGGTTCGGTCAGGACAAGGAAATGACTTCCTTTGCCTATGGCCTCCACGAAAAACTGGTAGTGGACGAGCGGATATCTCCGCAATCAGAAGACTACTACCAACGTATAGATGAGCGGGTAAGACAAGTCTTCCCTGATCATTTTGATGGTGGCGATCCTCCTCGTGAGGAAGCGCCGCGAAAATCCGTGGTGGCCCCTGCAACTCGTGCAGGCAAAGCCCCGCGCAAGGTTACGTTGACACAATCCCAAGTTGATCTCGCCAAGAAACTTGGGGTGACAGCGGAGCAATATGCTAATCAGATAGCAAAGGATATGGCGCATGGTAGATGACCCTCGGACTAAACGAGAGCATGAAACACGCGAACTAGAGTCGCGCACAGAAACCGGGTGGGTACCGCCTTCTATCTTACCCAATCCTGACCCGCAGGAGGGATGGGTGTTTAGGTGGATACGCACTTCTATAGTTGGTCACGCTGATAACACGAATGTCTCTAAGATGTTTCGTGGTGGTTGGACGCCCTGTAGGGCCGAAGACCATCCTGAGCTTTGCATCCAATCGGATGTAGACTCGCGTTTTGGAAAAGACGGGAACATTGAAGTTGGTGGATTGCTTCTTTGCAAAATGCCAAAAGAGAAAAGTCAACAGCGTGCGCAATACTATAGGGATCTAGCTGCTCAACAAATGGCAGCAGTGGATTCTAATTTCATGCGGGAGCAAGATCCACGTATGCCTCTCTTACAACCGGAGAGGAAGACGCGGGTTGACTTTGGCAACGGAGGGCAATAGCTCTCCATTTTTCGTAAGGAGAAATTGAATCATGGCTGGTTCAGTAGAAGCGCCTTATGGGATGGTTCAAGTCGGAATACTTGGTCAAGGGTATAATACCAGTGGTCAAACGATGTATCCGTTGGGTTCCAATAACACCAACGCGATTTTTGCGGGGCAACCCGTACACTTCGCTGCTGGTGTTACGACGGCTATCGCAGCCACCCCAACGACTACGTTTTCGGCAACCAACACTCCCATCGGTGTTGCCTGCGGGTTTCGTTATGTAGACGGAACCACGGGGGCTTTGACGTTTTCAAACCATCTTGTAGCTAGTGCGATGACTGCTTCTGGACACTCTGACGTTCAGGTTTATGTCTGGGACAATCCTCGCGCTGTCTTCAAGGTACAGGCAGATGCCGCGATGGCTTCGACGGACGCAGGAAAGAACTCTGCTCTGACGAACATCACGGCGGTCAACACGCTCGACCTAAGTAAGCAGAGCAAGATGACCGTTGATGCGGACGCTGCTACCACTGCAACCCTTGCTGTTCGCATTATTGGGCTTTATGACGCGCCGAATAATGATTGGACTGACGCATTCCCCGATGTTCTGGTAACTTGGAACCCCGGCGTGCATCAGTACGATACAAGCACGTTGGCGTAGGAGGCTAGATAGATGGCTATTTCAAGAGCACAAATGCTGAAGGAGCTTCTTCCTGGCCTCAATGCTTTGTTTGGGTTGACCTATGAAACCTATGAAAATGAAAGTGACGAGATCTACGAGACGGAGACCTCGGATCGTTCATTTGAAGAGGAGGTCAAGCTGACGGGCTTCGGGCAGGCTCCGGTCAAACCTGAGGGGGAAGCAATCTCTTACGACTCTGCTAGTGAGAGCTTCTCGGTTCGTTACAACAACGAGACCATTGCCATGGGCTTCGCCATTACGGAGGAGGCTATGGAGGACAACTTGTATGATTCGCTTTCAGCGCGTTATACAAAAGCATTGGCAAGAGCCATGGCTTACACCAAGCAGGTGAAGGCTGCGGTTCCTCTCAATCAGGGTCTCCCAACTGTCAACAACTTCAACTCTGGTGATGGCGTGTCATTGTTTAACACGGCTCACCCGACTGTAGCTGGCGGCACCAACTCCAACACCCCGACCACTCAGGCCGATTTGAATGAGACCAGCCTTGAAGCTGCTGTTATTCAGATCGCCGGTTATGTGGATGAAAAGGGTCTGTTGATTGCTGCTCGTCCGCGTAAGTTGATTGTCCCGCCGAACAATATGTTTGTGGCTACTCGCATCCTCGATTCGGATGGTCGCACTGGTACGGCTGACAATGACATCAACGCCATTAAGAACAACGGGACTATTCCTGAGGGTTATTCGGTGAACCACTATCTCACCGACAGTGACTCTTGGTATCTCATTACCGATGTTCCAAACGGCATGAAACACTTTACTCGTGTTCCGCTCCAGACTTCTATGGACGGCGACTTCGACACGGGCAACGTGCGTTACAAGGCACGGGAGCGCTATTCGTTTGGCGTTTCCGATCCGCTTGGTATCTTCGGCTGCGAAGGTGCTGCTTAATTATAGGGGGGGCGTATGCCCCCCTTATTCTTTCTGGGTGTTACTAGCCCTATCGACTGACCCAGCAGACGCTATGACGACGGTGGGGTTTATCTCTCATAGGAGAATGAAATGAGTTCGACGACTTTCTCAGGCCCGATTAAAGCGGGGACCATTAAAGAAACTACCGGAACAGTGGTGGGCACCGACATGAAGAATGTCGGCCAAGTTGTTATGGCACAGTCCCACGCAATTGACCTTTCGGGTGGTGCTATTGCAGCGGGAACTACGGATGTAATTATTCCGGCTAATTCGCAGATTATTGATATCATCTTTGACATCATTACGGCTGCAAGTGGCACGACCAACATTAGTGTTGGTAAGGTAGGTGGTTCGGCTACGGCATTTGTAAACGCCTACACAATTGGCACGACGGCTGGACGGCAGTACCCAACGACAAAAGCTGGCGGTGCTTTGGCGTGGGAAGATGTTGGAACCAGTGATGTAAGGATGAACGTCACCAACTCAGCGGCTACATCCTCTGGTGAAGTCAGGCTTACCTTCCTGTATCAGCAGAACACCAATTACGCTTAAGGAACTGGAAGGAGGTTCTGATGACTAGTTTAAGGTCATTCACTTACACCTACTCAGGTTCTGCGGAAAACAAAAGTAACCCTGCGGCAGACACTGATGCCTGTGGAGATGCAGCTACGTTAACCGATGACCAGTTCTATATGCTGCTTGATGGCGGCATGGCAACGGCTGGTGATGGTGACGGCATCTGCACGTCTCAGAGCGTGACAGGGCAACTTAGTATCAACGGCGCAGACTCCGATGAAATCGGTGGAAAGCGACGTGTAAACTTTGGCGTGTCTTCGCCTCGTAGGGTTTCTATATCTTCTAGTAACAACAACTCAAGTTTGACCTTTACAGTTAAAGGGCTGAACGGGAGTGGTCTGGAAGTAACGGAAACCCTTACAGGGCCTAATGCTGCCAGCGTCTACACTGTAAATTTGTTTTCTCGTGTGGACATGGTGTTTAGCAGCGGTACGACAAATGCTGTAACTGTTGGCGACAATGCCGGTCATGTAGATTTTGGTAGCCTGTGCCGCCAAATAAACATCACGTCTGATGGTAACTCCAGTGCGATTACGTTTACTGTCAGTGGCCTTGATGTTTATGGTGCGGTGCAAACCGAAGACATTACAGGGCCTAACTCTGGCACTGCTACCGGGTCTAAGTTTTTCAGGTTTGTGTCCTCAGTTAAAGCGTCAGCTTCTGACAGCAATAGTGTCAGCGCAGGCGTGATAGCTGGTATCCGTATTATGATTAACAATCAGGATACGCGCCTCAAGAACTGGTACATGGTGCAAGCTGCAAATGCTGCTAAAGCAGAGATTGCTATGGAAGATGGTGCAACATCTTCTGCGGCAGGCAGTGCGTTGCTTACCTTTAATCCGGGCCAAGGTGACGGGGTGGTTAACTACCCGGACGTTGGTGGATCTGGAATACGGTTTGCTACAAGCATGAGCTTTGATATGCCGGTAGATGTGGATCTTCTTACCTCAGCCACATTTATGTTTGATGGCTGATAGTAAGTTGGCTGCTGAACTTATGGCGCATGAGCGAGAATGTGCTGTTCGGTGGGAAGCAATAGAAAAACGATTGGCTCGTCTTGAGTTGATGAGTTGGGCGTTCAACATTGCTATTGTATCGGGGCTGTTTGCAATTGTGATGAAGGTTGTCTGATGTCTTCTGCCCGTGACAAAAAAGTTGCGAAGGTTATGGGTGAGTATAAGCGTGGTACTCTTAAAAGCAGTTCAGGCAAAAAAGTTACGAATCGCAAACAAGCTCTGGCAATAGCTAGTAGTGAAGGAGATAGAGTTATGCCTCAAGGTAAGGGTACTTATGGGAGCAAGCGTGGTCGTCCCCCGAAGAAGGCCATGTCGAAGGGTGGCCCGGCAAAGAAGAAACCTGCTGGAAAGAAGAAGCAGGGGTTCAATGCTCGTCTGGATGAGTCATTAGGCTCACGTAACAAGGCCAAAGGAAACTTGGGTTCTCGCCGCCGCGAGAGCGAAGGCATGGAGAAGAAGATGGGCCGTAAGAAGTTTGCAGCGGTCAAGACCATGGACAAGGGTTCAAGGAAGAGGAAAGCCTGATGCCGACATTAAATCCAAAGACGGCCTCCAAGAACAAGGTCAGCAACCAAGAAGCGTATGGCAGCATGCCCGTTGAGGTTGAAGGCACGGGTGGTGATGTCGGGGAAGCCAAGCAGCGCCGTGTCGCAGCCTATGGCAACAACAAAGGCGGTAATGTAATCAGGCAGACCAAGGGCCTGTTTACCTACGGCCCTATGGCGTAGGAGGTTTGTGTGGCAGATATTTCTAGATACAGCCGAAATCCTAAAGTAGGTCGAGGTTACGATACAGCTTTGCCTGCTGAAAGAGAAGCGGAGTACACCAGAAGGGCAAGCCCTCTCGGTAAATATTCCCCTCGTGCAGCTATATTGTCAGGAGTAAGCAAAATGATTGATGCTTTCAGCGACGACGAAACGGCGAGAGGCAGGAGGCACGCAAGGGGCGCTGCTAAAAAAATGAAAATTGACGGCAAAAATCCTAAAGAAGGTGGCGGCATGGCAAGAGATATGCGTGATGGAATGGCTATGGGCGGGCGCACTCGTGTTCCCAGAGTAGACGATTCCAAGGTCCTTATGGAAGCTGGTGGGTACTCCGGTGGCTTGGCTGAGAGTGGTCGCGGCACAATGGCTGGAGAGATGGGCCGCAAAGGATCTATGTCTGTGCGTGAGGCTGGCGAGGATATGTTTGAACTCAGCAAGCGCAAGCGTGGTATGCAAGGCGGTGGCGCTGCAAGTTCTTATAACCGTCGCTACAACAACCAGAACAAGTAACCCGTCATGGCTGTTGAGACGACTGCCACTTTCAATCTTGATATAAACGAGATGGCCGAAGAGGCGTTTGAGCGTTGTGGTCTGGAGATGCGTACAGGTTACGACCTTCAAACCGCAAGGCGCAGCCTCAATCTTATGGGTCTTGAGTGGCAGAACCGTGGACTAAATTTGTGGTGCATTGAGGAAAAATACTTCGATTTCACGCAGGGCACACAAAAGTACACGCTTGATGCAGACACGATTGATGTAATCGAAGCGGTTGTTCGGACAAACCCCGGTACCCAGAACCTACAGATCGACTCAAGTATCTCGCGGGTATCTCCCGTTACATACGCAACAATCCCTGACAAGTTGGAGCAGGGACGCCCAAATCAGTATTGGGTAGACAGGCAACGTGCTGCGCCCGTTATTCATATCTACCCAACGGCGAGTAGTGACTTCACCAGCGCACAGTTTGTGTACTGGCGAGTAAGACGCATGACTGATACGGGTATCAAGGGTTCTAACAACTATGATATTCCCGCGTTGTTTCTCCCGGCTATGGTCGCTGGGCTTGCGTACTATATCGCTCTCAAGAAGCCTGAGGTGTCAGACCGTGTGAGCATGCTCAAGCAAATATATGAAGAGCAGTTCCAGTTAGCCGCAGAAGAGAACAGGGTCAAAGCACCGTTCCGGTTAATTCCGCTAGCGGAGTATTACTCAGCATGAGTTACCCGTATGCGCGAGGCAAATATGCTTATGGGTACTGTGACAAGACAGGCTTCCGGTATCCGTTGAGTGAACTTGTGTACGAAGTGCAGAAGGGAATACGCACGGGACTTCGCGTGGGCAAGGATGTTTTTGATCCTGACCAGCCCCAGAACTGGGTGGGCGCTATTCCTATTAGCGATCCACAGGCTTTGTTTGATCCTCGTCCTAATGGGGCTACGGCAGGCCGGGGGTTGTTTTCTTGGGACCCGGTGGGGGACGGTAACAGCGCGAAGGTCTTGGGAGATCAAGGCATGCAGACGATGCAGATTGATTCTGCTATTGGCACAGTGACCATTGTAACGAGTTGATATTATGGCATTAACATATTCAACATTAGTTCAAGCCATTAAAGATTATACGGACTACGAGGAAGCAGTTTTCGATTCTCAAATAGACCGGTTTATCTCAAATGCTGAACAACGGATTTTGCTTGATGTTCAGTTGCCTGTCTTTAGAAAAAACCAACAGGGCACACTCAATGCAGACAATAAGTATCTTGCGCTGCCTAGTGATTTTCTTGCGCCGTTTTCTTTATCGGTTGTGTCGTCAAACACCTACGACTTCCTTTTAAACAAGGACGTTAATTTTATTCAAGAGTCTTACCCTGACACAACTGAAACAGGTAAGCCAAAGTTCTACGCAATCTTTGATGATACCAATCTTATTGTAGCCCCGATGCCTGATGCAGCGTACACGATGGAGTTTCATTACTTCTACGCGCCTGATGGCTTGTCTGCTGCGAACACGTCAACATGGCTTTCAAGCAATGCTTACGATTCGTTGCTGTATGCCGCTCTTGTGGAGGCCTACATTTTTATGAAGGGCGACACAGAGTTGTTGAGTTACTATCAGGGACGCTATCAAGAAACGCTGCCAAGGCTCAAGAACTTGGGTGAAGGCCGCGACAGAAAAGATGTGTACCGTTCAGGACAACTTAGGATTCCGGTGACATGAGTTTAGAAGGATCGGTTGGAAGCGGAGAGATTGGCCCGGTTACTGTTCATACTACCCAGAACAGGGGGCACTCTCCTGAGGAAATAGCAGAGATGTGCGTTAACAAGATTGTTCACATCTCTCAAGATGCGCCGCCGCATGTGCGCGAACAGGCCCTTGCCTTCCGCGAGAAGGTGAAAGCAGTGGTTGCAGAATATATGCACAGGGCCGTGCAGAGTGACCGTACAACCCTGTGGAACGTCCTAAAGAACGAAGGGTTCCACGACGAAGCTGAGATCATAAGGAGACTCTAATGGCAATCAACCAAGCAATGTGCGGTTCTTATAAGCAAGAGATTACCGCAGGGATTCATTTCTGGGTTCAGCACACGCGAACCTCAAGCACTATAGCCGCCGACACGTTCTATATTGCAATGTTCACTGCTAGTCGAACAGATGCAAATGAGGACCTCACTGGCTACACGGCAACGAACGAAGTCAGCGGCACAAACTATACTGCCAAAGGGCAGGCTTTAACTAGCGTTACCCTTGGGTTATCGGACAACAGCAGTGCGGTGCCTACAGCGTTTCTTGATTTTGCGGATACGACATGGAGTTCCTCGACTATATCTAACGCACGGGTTGCCGTTATATATAACTACACTTTGTCTTCCGCAGGAACTGGCGCAACTGTAAATCACGCGGCTTATCCTTCTGTGTGCGTGTTAGACTTTGGTGGGAACAAGTCCTCCAGTTCTGGAGACTTCACCATTCAGTATCCTGCCAACGACGCGAACAACGCCATTATAAGATTGGCGTAGTCTATGTCCTCTGTAACCATTATCTTTGGCACTGGCTGGGGAAGGGCTGGCTGGAACCAAGGTGCGTGGAACGCAGGGGGTATAAGCTCTTTATCTATAGCGAGCGCTGTTAATAGCGTTACGGCGGTAGAGGGTGCAGGTGTAACAGTGTCTCCGTCTGCGGTGCAGGCAATCTTTTCTTTCGGCACATACAGTGTTGGCGAAGGCACAGGAATTACAATAGTTGAGTCGGGCGTGTCTGCGGCTTCTGCTATTGGAACGGGGTACACAGTTTCTGGGAAGGCGGTTGTATCGCCAACAGAAGTAGGGAGCGTATCAGCTAGTTTCTCTCTTGGAACTTTTGATGTTACGGGCGGCATTGCGTTCTCAGTGACGGGAGTTCAGGCGGTAGGCACCACAGGAACTGAAACTGTCGTCGAGGGAACGGGAATTGCAGTAGCGACGACAGGGACTCAAGCAGCCAGTGCAATTGGTACGGTGACCCCGGCCAGCATGGTTGTTGGTGTGACAGGTGTTTCAATTTCGGGGACAATAAACTATCCGGTTATATGGCAACCTATTGTTCCTGACCAATCTCCAGATTGGGTTCCCATAGGCAGCAGAGACGCAGCGTGAGGTAAAAATGGCAAGTACATACACAACAAATTTTGGTATCGAAAAAATTGGGTCTGGCGATCAGTCTGGCTCATGGGGCACCACGACCAACTTTAACTTGGACATCCTAGATCGTGTGGCTTCTTTCAAAGCCGTTGCGCTAACTGGAACCACACACACCCTAACTGTTAGGGAGGCTTCCCCAGACTCTGGGACAGAAAACCTTCAGGATGGAATGTTCCGCGTCATTAAGTTTACGGGGGCGCTTGGTGCAAACAATACTGTGACCGTAGCTCCGAATACGACGACGGCATACTTTATCTTTGTTAACTCGACAACGGACTCTGGCTCTAGTGGCCCGTACTCTGTGGTTATAAAGCAGGGTTCCGGTGCTGAAATTACCATTCCAAACGGGCACTCATCGGTTGTTTTCTGTGACGGCGCAGGATCTGGCGCTGCTGTAACGGATGCCTTTGCAAAGCTGTACGTCTCTGATGCGATACAGATTGGATCTGGTGCCGCAGAGGACACAAAGATTGTTTTCGATGGTAACGCCCAAGACTTCTACGTTGGCCTAGACGATTCAGCCGATGACTTGATTATTGGATCTGGTTCTGCTGTAGGCACCAACCCAGCAATAGCTGTTGATGAAAACCAACTAGTGACCTTCCCAGCGGCAGCGGTGACCATTGGTGACGGCACAGCGGAAGACACGAAGCTGGTGTATGATGGCAACGCTAAAGATTTCTATGTTGGCTTAGATGACAGCGCAGATAAGTTAGTAATCGGTGTTGGTTCGACTGTTGGAACAAATCCTATTATAACTCTTGATGATGACTCCGTAGTAATTGGTGATGGCGATGCGGTAGACACAAAAGTTGTGTTTGATGGTAACGCTCAGGATTTCTACATAGGGCTAGATGATTCGGCTGATGATCTAGTGTTTGGTCAGGGGTCAACGGTTGGCACCAATGTTGCCTTTGCGATTGATGAGAACCAAGTTACGCAGTTTAGTCATGCTGCGGTAGGCTCTACGCAGACAGCTTCAATCTCTGGCAATACCACATTGGACTTTCAAACGTACCAGAACTTTGTTTTGACCTTTACAGGCAACGTAACGCTCGACAACCCAACGACTGAAGCAGTTGGTCAATCTGGATTTATCTTTGTAATTCAAGATGGGACGGGAAGCAGAACGCTTGCGCTGGGAACTGATTACGAGACAGTAGGAGGTGCGGGCTTGACTATTTCAACAACGGCTTCGGCAGTTGATCTCATCCCATATGTTGTTAAAGCGAGCGGGTCTATCCAGTTAGGCACCGCGCAGTTGGCGTTTGCCTAATGCCTATTTGGTCGCCAGCGCTGTTCTTCGCTTCAACTAGCGACACGGCGTATACCATACAGGACTCTGTGATGCTTGATGGCAGCGCAGATTACTTGACGCTTACGCCAAGTTTTAATGCTTTAGACAATACCAAGGTTACTTTCTCATGGTGGCAGAAGCGCTCTACTCTTAGCACTGTAAGCTGGTTGTATGACGCTGGAAGCAACAACGATCAAATGCAATTCGCAGCAGCGGATGATTTAGAAGTTTCCTTAAATGCCACTACAGATGCTTACTTAAATACAACAGCACTTTTCCGTGACCCGACAGCGTGGCAAAATTTTGTTGTATCGTTTGACACAGGTAACTCAACTTCTGGAGACAGAATGAGGATCTGGAATAATGGTACGGAAATAACTGCTTTTGATACAGATACTATGCCAAGCGCCGGGTACGCTTTGGATTTTCTTGCAAACGGCATTGTTCAAAACCTTGGAAGACGAGGCAACAACTCTCAATTTTGGGGAGGCTACCTTGCAGAGTTCATTGGCTTAGACGGCATATCTGTTACTGATGCGTCGAAGTTTGGAGAAACAAATGATGACGGCATATGGATTCCGAAAGATCCATCAGATACAGACAACATAGCCGATTGGGGTGGTAGCAACTCATTTTGGTTGAAGTTCGCAGATGCAACAAACTTAGGCTTTAACAGCAGGCCCACGGCAGTTACGGCTGTTGCGGAGACTTACAAGATAGATAACTCGCTGTGGTTAGATGGTAGCGCGGACTATCTATCAAGAACGCCTTCTTCAACTGGAACACCAAAAACACAGACCTTTTCTTTTTGGACAAAAGCTAACGTCACCTCTGGCGATACCGCAATATTTGGAGCTTGGCCTGACGACAGCAACCACAGCTACATTGACTTTAATGGTGGAGGGGCGGGAATACTTAGAACTGCTGTTCAGGTTAGTGGGTCAAATAAACTAGATTTACGACCAACACCCGTCTACCTAGACACCACTGCGTGGAAGCATTGGGTTTTCATTTATGACTTCACCAATGAAGTATCAACAGACCGTTGCCGGGTTTACCGAAACGGTGTTCGCATAAATGCTTTTGGGACCGCAACATACCCAGCAACAACTGATACTCCGCATTGGGCTACGTCAGGCACACCAGAAACAATCGGGGCTGTAAAGCCTTCAAGCCCGGTGTGGTTCGCAAATATTTATCTAGCAGACTTTATTCGACTTGATGGATACGCAGCAGAGCCTACAGATTTTGGTGGTTGGAACGCTACCGGAGATTGGGTGCCTATTGATCCCACATCTTTTGTGACATCTAACAAAGGCACGAATGGGTTTCACTTAGACTTTGCAGACCCAAGTGCGCCGGGAAATGATATAAGCGGCAACAACAATGATTTTGCTGCTAATGGCACTATTGCTACAACTCAGACAACTACTGATTCACCCACTAACACCTCTGGTGACAATGAAGGCAACTACGCCACGCTTAACCCTCTTAGTAAAAGTTCAGGTGGTGCAACCACTGCAACAATTAGTGAGGGCAATACAAGATGGCTTCGGCCTAATGACGGTAGCAATAACCAACAATGCTACGCCACCTTTGGCGCAGATGAGGGCAAGTTCTATTTCGAGTTTAAGTTGCTTCAAGCCAACAACGGGTTTGATACTGGACTTTTTGCCGAAGGGGAAATAAACGGCAACGAAGGCGCTGGCTATACGGGTTATGATGTTCAGGGGTATTACCTTGAGAACTATGGAACTGGTGTTGTATGGAAGGTGACCACCGCTGATGGATCAGGGGGTGGCTCAAGGACGGACACTGGGGACAGTTGCACAGCAAACGATGTGATGAAGATTGCCGTAGATTTTGACGCTGGGAAAATCTGGTTAGGAAATGTCACTCAAGATACCTATTACAATTCATCTGGGGCAGATGTAGCTTTTAACACAAGCACGCCAACCTTTACGTTCACAGCTAACACGCGACTGTTCCCTTATATCTTTGGTCACGCCCAAATAAACGAAGCGAAGTTTCGCTTTAACCCAGCATTGTGGACAGGCTCCGCACCAACTGGGTTTAAGCCTTGGAACACATCGGAGCTTCCATCACCAACTGTGACTGATCCACGAGCATATTGGTCTAATTCTTTATATTATGGCACTGCTCAAAATCGTTCAGTACGTCAATGTTTTGATAGTACAGGTACAGCATGGACACCTGATTTTGTATGGATAAAAGGTCGTAGTCATGCTGGTGAGCATGTACTTCTTGATTCTGTTAGAGGCGTTACTAAAGTTTTAACGCCAGATAGTAACGCCGCTGAATTTACTGATACAAAATCTTTAACGTCATTTGATGAAGGCGGGTTTACTCTGGGCGTTGGTGATGATCGAAACGATAGCAATGACGATGGTAAAACCTATGTAGCTTGGTGCATGAAGGCAGGAGGTGCTGCTTCAAGTAATGGCAACGGTAGTATTACAAGCTCAGTAAGCGCAGCAAATCACGGCGGGTTTTCTATTGCAACGTGGACGGGAAATGGCAGTGCGGGTGCGACTATTGGTCATGGGTTAAGTCGCAAACCCGCAATGGGTATCTTTCGGCGTTTATCACTAGCGCAAGACTGGGCGGTTTACCATGAAGGATTAGATGCCTCTGCCCCAGAAGATAAGTATGTCAATTTAAATTTAACTAATGACGTGCAAGATGCTACATGGCTCAACGATACTGCGCCAACTACATCTGTATGGACACTTGGCACAAGCGGATATGTCAATACATCCAGCGAAACTTTTGTGGGGTACTTTTTTGCTAGGACACCAGGATTAATTGGTATCGGGACGTACACTGGTAACAACTCTACTGACGGCCCAATGGTAACCATTGATGACGGCGCTTCTGGATTTAGACCGGCTTGGTTAATGATTAAAGAATATAGCGGCAGTAACAATGGTAATTGGTTTATAAGAGACAGCGCCAGAAATCCGTACAACCCGACTGATCTTGACCTAATGGCTAATTCGACAGACGCGCAATATACGGATTCAAACTCTGATATAGATTTTACGGCTAACGGTTTTAAGATTAGATCTAATGCTGGCGGCTATAATGAAAGCGGTGCGAAGAATCTATACATCGCATTTGCAGACCAACCATTTAACTTAGCGCGGGCGAGGTAGTCATGCCGCAGTCATATTCCCCGGTCGACTTTCCACAGGATTGGTCCGCAGTAAGTATGTCTGCTTCTAGCCAGTTCACTGACTCCTGCTCGGATGATGCAGATAACGATATTGGGAACTACTGTACTTGGAACGCTATTTGTGCCTTTCCTTCAGCGAAAGTCACGTTAGGCGATGGTAATACTAAGGCTACAATAACTCCTGATGGAGCTATTATCGGAAATCAGTTTTTTGATGTTACCGATAGTGATGGGTTCTATTGGGAAACAAAGTTTATATCTAATGTAAGTAATGCAGAACACGTTGGCATTGGACAGCAAACTGTGCCACTAAATAATACAAGTTATCTTAATAATGGCATAGCCACTTATCTTAGTGATGGTGGTGCGGATCATACATCTAGTGATAGATATTCAGGTGGAACATTCCCCACCTATACTGATGGCGATACAATTAGTGTAGCCGTTAAGGGTGGAGCTATCTGGTTTGCAAAAAATAACACTTGGATTAATGGTGCATCGGCAGCAGAGATTGCGGCTGGAACAACTACAAATGCAGTGTTTACTGGCTTGACAGGTATGTGGACTCCTATGGTTCGTGGGCATAGTGGCAGTGCTACAGTATCAACAACTAATTGGGGTGCATCTGCTTTTGCGTATACACCGCCAACTGGCCTAAAGCGCCTTATGACAGCAGATAGATCGGCTCCGACTGTAACCAAACCAGATGATTTTTTTAATACGCTTTTGTACACCGGGAATGGTGGAACCTTAGCGGTAACTGGCGCGGGATTTCAGCCTGACTTTGTTTGGTTAAAATGTCGTTCCGTCGCTACAAACTGGAATGTGGTAGACGTTGTTCGTGGTGCCGATGCTATGTTGAGAATGGCAAGTAGTACCAACACAGAACAAAGTGGTGCGAACCAAGAATTTGAGAGCTTTGACTCTGACGGGTTCACGGTAATTCATCACGGCGGTGTTGTTGAAGAACTAAATAGGAGCGGTGCAACTTACGTGGGGTATTGCATGAAGGCTGGTGGGTCTCCTTCTAGCAATGTTCAGGGGAATGTCACGAGTTCAGTTAGCGCAGCGAGTCACGGCGGGTTCAGTATTGGAACATTCACTACTGGCACCACTGGCGCGATCACGATTGGTCATGGCCTCAGCCGTGCGCCCGGAATGATCATTGTCAAAGACAGAGTATCGACAGGTCAGTATTGGACCTTTCTTGAATCACAAGGTGCCGGAAAATATTTAACTCTTAATACTACTGACGCGCCCGCATCTAGTACGGCAGTGTGGAATAATACGGCCCCGACAGCCACTGTGTTTTCTACGCAAGATAATGGTGCATGGTTAACGGCTAACAATAGTCATGTGTTCTATGCTTTTGCTAAGACGCCGGGTCTAATTGGCATGGGAACCTACACGGGTAATGGCTCTGCCGACGGAGCATTTATACAAGTTGATGATGGCGCATCTGGCTTTAAGCCAGCTTGGGTAATGGTCAAAAGACTAGAAGCTGGCTATGCGTGGCATATTCAAGACGCAGTTAGATCTCCATATAACCCAACGGCACTGGGTCTTAATGCCAATGACACTGGAACCGACAGCGCCTCAACAGCGTATGATTTTATTGCTAATGGATTTAAGTTAAGAACCACGGATGGTGGATATAATGGCTCTGCGTCATATATGTATTTAGCGTTTGCAGAAGATCCATTTGGTGGTGACGGTGTAGCGCAAGCAAGAGCTAGGTGATTAGGCATGGCTCAAAAAATGCAAACAAAAGTAGAGCGAAAGATAATCCGCCGCAGAAGTAAGCCTGTTCATCTTCGGCATCGAAAGAAGCTGGGGCCGAAGTCGCACATGCGCGTTAGATAGATTGGAGACGCAAGATGACTACGATTTATAAAGTTGGCGATAAGTCAATTAAGCCCGGAAGGTCGTGGAAAGACGCCGCTGGTACTGTGCAGCCAAAGAATTGGCACATCTGGAGCGCAGAGGAGAAGAAGGCCGCTGGGATTAAAGAAGTTGTCTTGCAACCGTTTCCTGATAAGCGCCTCTACACTTCTTCTCACACAGCTACAGGCAGCGTCACTTCTAAAAACAAACCGCTAGATGACACCAACGAAGTGGACAAAGACGGCAAGCCCATTCTGGATGCTAATGGTAAGCAGCTAGTCACCCTTGGCGTTAAGAGCAATTTGAAGAACGAAATTAAAGACCAACAACAGTCTCTGCTTTTCCAGACAGATTGGGCCGTTATCCGTAAGGCGGATAAAGGTACCGAGATTCCAGCAAACATTCAGACATGGCGTGACGCAATCCGTGCAAAGGCTACCGAAATGGAAGAGGCCATTGATAAGGCTTCTAACACAAAAGCAATGGAGGCTTTGTTCGTTAAGTACACCACGGATAGCGATGGCAAAACTACGAAGTCAGGCATCCTGTACGATTGGCCTGAACTCGCGGAGTAGACCTTCATGCCGTATCAGAACATCACTCTCCGTCCCGGTATTGTGAGGGAGACCACTTCCTATGCAAACGAAGGGGGATGGTTTGATTGTGACATGGTGCGGTTTAGGTATGGTTTGCCTGAGAAGTTCGGCGGTTGGACAAAAGCAACGTCTTCTTCTTTTCAAGGCGCGTGTCGGTCTCTACACAATTGGGTCGCCGCAGACGGTTCAAACTATCTTGGGGTGGGGACTAACTTAAAATTCTATATAGAAGAGGGAAACAACTTCTACGACATTACCCCAGTTAGGAGGACGGCCTCCCTGACAGCAGCGGCGCTAGCCACTGTTAACACAGAAAAGACTGTTACTGTTACTGATCCCGGACATGGGGCGTTACAGAATGATTTTGTTACCTTTACAGGTTTAAGCGCAGTTAATGGTATTGTTGCTGGCGACCTTAACAAGGAGCATCAGATAACAAGTGTCACGGATTCCAACATCTATGTTATTACAGTCACTGGGGCAGCGACCTCGACGGGAACTGGTTCGGGGGGAGATGCGTTCACAGCGACGTATCAGATTAATACTGGTCCCAATTCGACCGCTGGCGGTACTGGTTGGGGTGCTGGTCTGTGGGGTGGCATTGTTACGGGCGCTACAGCTACTACTTTAAACGGAGCTATATCTAGCCCTACATCTACGTCGAACATTACATTAGCTTCTGCCACTGGTTTTTCGTCAGGCAGTAGCACCTTGGGTACAACCATTACCGACGCCAGCACTTCGATCACCGTGGCTAGCTCTACAGGGTTTCCTGATAAAGGAACAATTACAGTAGGCTCTGAAGTTATTAAGTACAATAACCTGTCCGGGAATGTATTTACAGACCTCACTCGTGGAGCTTTCGGAACAACTGCTGCCGCCCATACATCTGGGGCGACTGTAACTTATCTGGGAGTTGTCCTGATAGACGATGAGCTTATCACCTACACTGGCATTTCAACTAATGACCTGACAGGAATAACACGGGGCACCAGAGGAACAACTGGGGCCACTCACAGTGACGCTGTTCCAGTTCAGGATGCTCGTACTTACATTGGGTGGGGAGACGCCTCTTCCGTCACCGTAACGAATGAGCTTCGCTTGTGGTCACAAGATAATTACGAAGAGGATCTTCTCTTCAATGTGCGTGATGGCGCTATTTATATATGGCAAAAAGTTAACGGCCTCTTAACGGCAGGAGTCGATCTTAGTTCTTTGGCAGGTGGCATTGATGTTCCCGTGGTTGCAAAGCAAGTGCTTACCTCTGATCGTGACGGTCATGTGATTTGTTTCGGAACCAATCCTGCTGGGTCTAGTACACAAGACCCCTTGTTGGTTCGCTGGTCTAATATAGAGAGCTTTACTGATTGGGATATAACGGGCGCAACGGCTGGGGATATGCCGTTAGGATCAGGTTCAACCTTTGTTAAAGCAGTTGAAACTAAACGTGAGATTGTTATCTGGACAGATACTGCGATGTACTCCATGACATTTGTAGGAAGCCCAGACACATTTAAGTTTACGCAAATATCAAATAACACCACCATTATTTCCCCCAATGCTGTGGGGAACGTCGATGATGTATTGTTCTGGATGGGGCGCGAAACTTTTTATAAGTATGACGGGCGTGTTCAGCAGATGCCCTGCCCGATTAGGTTCAAAGTGTTTGGAGACCTGAACACAACTCGGATAAGTACAATCTATGCAGGGGTTAATTCAGAGTTCACGGAGGTGATCTGGTTTTATCCCTCTGCCGATTCTGAAGAGAATGATTCTTATGTTGTCTACAACTATGGCGAGAACGTCTGGTACTACGGAAAACTTTCCCGTACAGCTTGGTTGGACAGGGGGGTTCGTGATTTCCCTCAAGCTACGGGGGTAGAGTCCAACCCCTACTTGTATAATCACGAAAGCGGTAACGATAACGACGGCTCTGCTATTACGGCTTTTGTAGAAAGCTCTCAGTTTGATATTGGACAGGGAGACCAGTTTAGTTTTGTGGATCGTCTAATTCCTGATCTTACTTTCGACGGGTCAACAGGAGTGGACCCCACGGCAACCTTCACTATACAAGCGCGTAATTTCCCCGGCGCTACCTATGATCAGTCTCAATCGGCTGGCGTTACCAAGACTGCAGCAACCCCAATCCAACAGTTTACGAATCAGGCCTTCTTACGAGTGCGGGGCAGGAGCATATCATTAAAGGTATCAAGTGATGCCGAAGGAGTTCAATGGAGGCTAGGTGTTCCGCGTCTGAACATTAGACCGGATGGCAGAAGATGATTTTTACCGCTGGAGTTCCTGTATTTCCGACACCTCCTGAGGAGTACGACGCAGCATATGTTGCTGATCTTATAAGGGCTTTAAACTATTTTGTAGATCAGGCAGGCAATGCTGGCCCGATGCGAGGCACAACTCTAGTTCTGACTGATCTTCCTACAAGTGGGGCACAGTTAGAAACTGGTACGGTGTACAACGATAATGGTACACTCAAAGTAGTTCTCGTAAACGTGGGGTATGCAAGTTCAGTAAGTGCTGCATTAAGTATTGGCACTGTAACAGTTACGACATCGTAGGTGTATGATGGACGATTTTGATATGTTCGGCGACCAAACTGAAATTGGTGATCCGGGCGAACACGATCTTGGACTCGATGATCCGTCTGAAGAGGCGTTTTATGATCCGCCTCCATACGAGCCGCCCCGTAATATTATCAGCCCAGATAGGAGTCCTATCGGGCAGGCTTTTGATGCGGTGATAGGACTTGTTCCAGACCCAACTACCGTGAAAGGCGCTTTTGATCTAGGCTTAACTGCTTTCAGTCTGGGGTCAAATAAAGCGGCAATGCAAGCGGCTAGCTATGCTAACACGATGATGAATGCCGCAGGTCGCACTAGCCCTCCCTCTTCATCTTCCTCAAAGGGGTTTACACAACCGGGACCGCATCCTGATGAAGGTAGGTTTGATATAGCTGGAGCGCCGCCCCCGCCGGGCGCTCCTCCAGCTATGCTATCTATACCAAGTGGTCGGCCCACACCAGTTAGCCCAGTAAATATTGTGAGCTTGAGGGACCCAGTTGAGTTCCAGACTCAACCTATTCCGAGTATTCCGAGTCCTATTCCGGGTATTCCGAGTCCTCCGCGAGAAGAAATTGTAGGTAGGCCCCGGAGCCCATCAATGGAGCGAGAGCCGCAAATGCGAGCCGCGTCGAGAACTCCTTCCGGTCAGCAAGTAGAAATGCGTTCTACGACAGCGCCTTCCGAAGGACGACCTTCTCCGGCCCAGAACATTGCAGCGCTAGGGAACTATACAGGTGGAGAAACAGGGCGAAATATCGACGCATTTCTTGGTAAGGGAGTAGAATTTTTTGGTGGCCTTGAAAGGGGCGCTAAGGATTTTGCTGAAAACCTTGCTAATCTGTTCACGGGCAAGTCGCAGAATGTAGCAGCCCCATCAGGCCGATACTCCCCCTTTGGCCCGCCAACGCAAACTGCGGAACGAGACCCTAGTAAGTATGGCGGCCAAGATGGTGACGGGGCAGGAGATCCCATTTACCCTCGTGAAGCAAGCGCTCCGGTTGCGCAGGAGGAACTAGCGCCGATTAACCCGGCTGCTTACGAAAGTTACTTTATGGGGTATGATCCCGATTATGATCCTTATTTAGCTGGCTTTGTGGGACAGCCAGATATTTACGGGCGGCGCGAAGTAGTAGCAGAAGGTGGTGGTGGCATTATGAATTTACGAAAACAAGCAAACCAATTGGCCGCTCAGGGGCGTGGTGGGGACACCATGCTTATGCACATGCGCCCTGACGAGGTGGCTGGTCTGGCTTCTCTAGGAGGAGTTACTAGGAACCCGTCTACAGGATTGCCTGAAGGCTTCCTGCTTCCTGCTCTTGGTGCGTTCTTGCCCGGTATGATGGGCTTGGGGGGCGGTAGTATTTTGGGTGGCGCTTTAGCTACGGGCTTGGGCGCAGGCGCAGGGCAGGCGTTGCAGAGTAAAATGTTGGGGGAGGAAGATCCACTTAAGAAAGGAATGATGGCGGGCCTCACCGCAGGTCTAGGCAGCGCAGCGCTTGGCGGGTTTGGTCAAATGTTTGGAGGGGAAGTTGGCGGGTTTTCTGGTTCTCTCACCCCTGAAACTACAGCCGGATTAACTAAAGCTGGCGGGGATGCTCTTGGCGAGGCTTCAAAAAGAGCAGGAATGTTTGAGCTTAACCCGACATTTCCCTCCAGAGGGCCACAGCTAAGGAAGGCGGGGGACGCAGCCCGCGAAGCACTGGCGGTTAATCCGGGAATAACGGGCGGAACGCTGGGTGGCTTAGGTGGTATGGCGGCAGACCTTTATGCTATGCACGGCGCTGGAAGCAAGATGCCCGAAGAAGGCACTTCAAGCAAAAGTTTCCGAGAACCGCAGGTGCGTAAGCGCACAGGGTTAGCGCAGTCTGGTGACCTCACCTCCTACGGGTTCGGCCCAGAGGGTTTGTTCTTCGGGGAGGGGGTCTATGCGGAAGACGGCGGCAGGCCAGTAAAGAGGATGAGTCCGGGTGGTTTCGCTAGGCCTCTTATGAGCAGGCCTCCTATGGGCAGGCGCTTGCCCCGCTCTCCTTTCGGGGGGCAAAGCGAAGGTGTTCAAGGCAGTGTGTCTGAGGCGACACAGAACTTAGGAGAAGCAGGGCAGGCATTGCGATCAGCGACCGATCAAGTGCAGAGAGCGCAGGGCACCCTTAATCCTAGCATGCGGCGGCAAGGTGGATTTGGGGGCGGTATGCTTGGTGGGCTAGCGAACTTGTTTGGAGGCTCTAACCAGCAACAGATGCTACAAGAGCAACAACAACTTGATGCTGAAAGAGCGCCATATATAGATCCGCGCAGGAGGATGGAAGAAGGTGGCATCGCCTCAATGCCCCCAGAGGGCGGTGATGCAGTGGCGTTGCAAGTAACACAAGACGCAGTAGAAGCCGTGCGCGGTGAACATCCTGAGCCAGAGATAGCTATCGAATCATTTGTTTCTTACTTCGGCCCGGAAGCGTTTGAGAGTCTTCGTCGCCTAGTTATTCAGGAAGAGTCCGCAAGGACTATGGGCAAGGCAGACGGACTTGTTAATGGCGATGATGGTGGCCGGGATGACATACAGCGTGGTACTATTGACGGAGATCAAGAGCTTAACATTAGCGGGGGCGAGTACATATTCTCTGCTGACGATGTGGCTCTAATCGGTGATGGGAATACCGAAGCTGGCGCAAGAAGGTTAGATGAGGCGCGAGATAAACTAAGGCGTTCAGCTAGGGGCACGACAGAGCGGCCTGCTTACATGGGTGAGGGCGCTGCTACGGAGATGATGGAAGAGGTAATGACTGCTTGAAAGTATCTATTGTCCCGCCCGAAAGGGTGCATGAGTGCTGGAATGAGGTGGCTCCGCTGCTTCAGCCAGCGGTGGACAGATCCGGGGGAAGGTTCCTCATGGAGGATGTCTATCATTTAGTTGCTACAGGTGAGAACCACTTGTGGGTAGTGTTTGAAGATGGGGTTATTGTGGCGTGTTGCACTACAGCGTTTACGGAATACCCGCGAAAGAGAATGTTAACAGGGCAATTTTTAGGTGGAAGCCAGATGATGGAATGGGTTCCCAAACTAGATGAGGTCTTACAACAGTGGGGCACAGATCACGGGTGTTCTGGGATTGAGTTGACCGGGCGCAAAGGCTGGCTCCGGGTTTTGGATAAGATAGGCTGGGACATTACGTTCTACATAATGGAGAAAAGCTATGGGCAAAGGTAGCGGCGGTGGGCCTACCCCCACCCCTACAAAAAGCACGGTTACACAGACAAGTCTGCCCGAATATGCGCAGCCTTATTATGAGGACCTATTAGATCGTGGCGTAACGGAGTCAAAGACCCCTTATGAAACCTATGGTGGCCCCCGTATAGCTGGCTTCACTCCAACTCAACAAGCCGGTTTTGATATGCAAGTAGCTTCTGCTACGGAAGCACCTACTGGCATGACGGATGCTAGGGACTATTACTCAGGAATTTTAAATAGGTCTTATCCTTCTCGACCCGGAGGAGGCAAGCCGGGCCTTGGGGGGCGTTCTCCTTTGCCCCCGAGGCGCTTTATGGAAGCTGTTGCAGGGTCGCCGCCGCCACCTGGGGGTGAGCAAATGGATGCCTCCGGAGTTTCTGGCGGTCAGAGAGGCCCTCGTGCCTTCCAGGCCCAGAACTACCAGAAGTTTGTTGGGGGGTATGACCCATCAGAGTCCTATAAGGAATACATGGACCCGTACTTAGAGGACGTTCTTGGTCGTCAACGAACACGGGCCGATGAACTCTTTGCTGAACAGCAACAGGCACGGACAGATCAAAGAATTGCAGCAGGAGGCCGCAGAGGCAGTCGTCGTTACGTCCAGCAGGCCTTGGAGCGTGATAAGTATGAGCAACGCATGGGTGACCTAGAGGCCAAGCAAAGGTCTCAAGGGTATCTCTCAGCCCAACAACAGGCTAGGGACCAGTTCTTGCGTGATCGGCAGGCTCGTATGGACGCTGCAAAATTGGGGAGCGCCGATAGATTGTCGGAGGCTGGCTATGGTTTACAAGCAGCGGCGGCGGCTGCGGGGCTTGATCCTCAATTGTTTGCCCTACAGCAGCAACAAGCTGGCGCATTGCAAGGAGTGGGCGCTGCGGAGCAGAAGATGGATCAATCAAACCTTGATCTTGCTTATCAAGACTTCCTTAACCAGAGGGACTTTGATCGTAGGCAGCTTCAGTTCTTGGCTGGTCTACTACAGGGCGTGCCTGTTACCCCTCAATCCGAGGTCTACCAGTATCAAGCCCCCGGATCATTTAGCGGTCAGTTGGCTGGTGCTGGTCTTGGTGGTTTGGGGTTATACAAAATGCTTTCAGGATCTTAGGGCCATGACAAATATTCTACAGATGCAGGAAATACTAAAGAGTATTCCCGACCAAAGGCTTATGCAGGAAATGCAACAGCCGACAGGCCGTGCGCCCCAGTATCTGGTGATGACTGAGATCCAGCGGCGCAAGAAAGTTCGTGACGAATATCAAGGTCAAATGCAAGACCAGCAAACTACAGTAGCAGAAGACATGGTGATGGAGCCTGCTCCTCAACAGCCTCCAATGGCTCCTGCGGGCATGCCTCCACAGATGTCTCAAGGTATGCCGCCACAGATGCAGCCGCCTATGGCTGCGGCTCAACCTCCTATGAACATGGAGGGCGGCGGCGCTCTGTATATGCAAGAGGGATCGAAAGCCTCTCAGTATTTCGGGGCTGTGGATTTGAACCGTTTGGTAAGTTTAGTCGAGGCAGAGGCAGGTAATCAGGATCTTGCGGGCAGACGCGCAGTTGCTGCGGTGATCTTAAACAGAACGCTTTCTGATCAGTTCCCTGACACGATTCAGGCTGTGGCTGAACAAAGAACCCCCGGTGGAAGTTACCAGTTTAGTCCTTTGATAAATGTAGGTGGTGATATAGATAAGTTGCCAGCAGGATCGGCGGGGACAAGGGCAGCGGTTCTTGATCTGTTGTCGGACTTTAACAACAAGAACCCTGTCGGGGATGCGTTGTATTTTCAGAACCCTGAAATATCTGGGATGATCTTCCCTGCTTTGCGCGGGAACTATGATGATGGCAAGCGAAACAATAAACCCTTCCCTGATGGCGTAACTAAGATTGGCGATCATGTTTTCTCGACCCGTTATGGAAATGAGAAGGCCCCCGAGTTCGAGCCGGTGGCATTTAGGGTAGAAGATAATGCGCTTACAAGTGTAGACAGGAAGCGTCTTGGTACTGATGAAGCGCTGAAGATTACAGGTGCTGGCGAAGAAGTGATAATGGCAGAGTCTGAGCCTGCTCCTGTGCCTCCCTCATCCTTTCGAGGTGGCATTGCAGGAATCCCCGAAAAGATAGATCAGAGAACAGGCGGCTTTAGAGGGCCTTCCTTGGCTGAAACGCTACAGCAAGCTCCGCTTCCTCAAGAACAATTGGTAGGGGGCCTAGATGCGTTCATTCCTGATCGTCGCTTCACTACCAAATCAGGAGCGCAAGTTAAAGCAGAAACCCTTGCTGGTCTTCAGTCTCCAGACACTAACCTGCCTGTTGAGCTTTATGATGCTGCTGCTCTTGCAGGTTCTGGCTTGCCCATTGGGGAGGTTCCCCCTCCCGCGCCTCGCCCTGATGTTGTTAAGCGTATGGGGGATATAGCTGCGGCTACAAATGCGGCGCAAATGGCTGAAGATCCTTTGGTTGCGTTCGGAGGATTAGGTGCAACGGGTAGTCAGGCCACCCCTTTCGTGCCTGACCCTAATGTGGTTAAGCGCCTGCAAGATATGGCTGCGGCTACAAATGCGGCGCAATCGGCTTCTCCAGACTTTAGCTTGCCCGTGGCAGGGTATGATGCTGCTGCCTCTGCGGATCTGGGTTCCAGCCCAAGATCTTCAGCTACATTAAGGCGCAAGGAGAGGAGGCCCGCCGCAGCACCAGATCCTTTAGCGAAGCTCCGAGAGTTTGCCAGCAATACAGTAGATTTTTTGCGCAGTGGCGCTCCTTCTCCTGCAATGTCTGCCCAGCCAGACTACTCTCTTGACGTAGCTGGATATGATCCAGCTTCTGATCTAGCCGCTGCAATTCCGGGCAACGTAGATGAGTTTGGTGAATTTAACGTGAAGCCGCGTTTTGAAACTGCATCTATTGATCCTCCCTCCGGCGCAGCCGCCCCTCCCGCTGCTACTCAAGCCGCTAATCTCACGTCAACTCCTGCTGGCCTGTATGAGAATTTAGATCCAAAAGCCTATTCCGATCCGTCTGCTGGAAAAGAAGTTGTTGCTGGTGTACAATCTGTTAGGGACGCCGCCGCAGCAAGTGGGGCAGGCACCACCACAGCAGCCGCACCAACCGGCGGCATGGCAGACCTTCTCGCCCAGCTACAAGCAGGGCGCGACGATGCCAAGGCTATGGGCCTACTCACTGCTGGTCTTGGGATCATGCAACAAGCCAGCCAGCCGGGCGCTACCTTATTAAGCTCTATCCCCGGCGCAGCAGCAGGGGTCAAGCAGTACAGTGCGGATAAGGCTAATCTTGCCAAGCAGCAGCTTGCTCTAGCCACCCTTGCCAATCAGCAGCGAGCAACGGATATAGCCGCTCAGAAAGCAGGGCAGTTACCTAAGTATCAGGCTATTCGAGAAAACCTAAGGGCAGCTATCTATAACGATCCCACTCAGAGGGATAAGTATTTTGACAAGGCAGGCAAGCCCAATGCAGCATTTGAAGAGTTGGTTATAAGCAAGACTAGGACCTTGCCTGACCCATCGCTTACTCGCGCTCGCTTGGAGTCAGCGGCTAATAAATATGCAGATTCAAAAGCCGGTTTGGCTGAGGCCTCAAGAATCAGGGAGGAACTTAAAAAGAAAAACCCGACCATGAGTGAGGCTGATGCTTTCAAAAGAGCTTCCGAAATTTTGCGTCGAAGATTCTTGTATGGAAATAATTCTACTGTTCCCTCTGCGGGGGTACAATCTGTGGTGCGGGGCGCTGATGGTAAACTGTCTGTGGCTCCTGCGGGTTAATGGGCGCTGTAAATGGCACAATTATTTGAGTTTGAGGGGCAACAATATTCTTTCCCCGATGACGCAACTCAAGAAGAAATCTTTGGTTTTTTAGATCAAGCATCCCCTGCGCCAACTCCTGAGGAACCTTCCGAAAAAGGGTTTCTTGATAGAACTGGAGAGATGCTCAAGGGCGGCGCTCAAAGGTTTGCAGGGTCCAGTGCCTATGGCCTAGCGTCGGGTCTTGAATATTTTGGAGCTTCTCCAGAAACTCAAGAAGAACTAAAAACCTATGCTGCGCAACAGGAGGAGTCTCTAAAGGGCATATCTCCAATTAAACCTTTGTTAGAAGCAGAGAGCTTGGGGGATGTAGCATCTTCGGGTTATGACTATTTAGTGCAGTCAAGTCCTTACATGGGCGCAATGTTAACGGGCGCTTACGCTGGGGGCAAAGCCGCTGCCGCCCTGCCAATACCTCACCCGGCAGTTAAGGCCATTACTATGTTCGCGGGAGGATTGCTGGGGGGCGCAGCGGCAACGTATAATGCGTTCTTTGGGGACAATGTTAAAGAAGCGGAGCAAGTTAAAGGAAGAAAGCTAACCAAAGAAGAAACAGAGGGTGCTGCGGTGGCTGCGGTAGGGCAGTCTATTGCTGATGCAGTTATATCAAAGATACTGCCGTCTAGGGGCAGTCCAAAACTAATTACAAATACGCTTAAAAAGCTAATGCAAGGTGGTGCTGTTGAGGGGACCACTGAAGTTTTTCAAGAGTCTCTTTCCATACTGCAAGCTAATGATTTTGATTTAGATTCTTTAAGGACGCCTGAGGCCACGTATCGTTTAAAAGAAGCGGGCCTAGCCGGTATGGTTATTGGAGCGCCTATTAGCGCTGCTACGGGTCCGTTTACTAGAGAGGCTCCTCCAACAGCCCCACCGGTACTTCCCGATGTTACTGAGGGTCTACAAGAAACATTAGATGTAGAGACTGAAACTACCCTTGAGGAAGATACTGCTGATGGGGAGCAGTCCGTTACAGAAGCGGATATGGCTTCCGAGGGTCAACTGGATTTAAATTTTGCATCTGAAGAGGTTGCGCAGGACGAGGTAGAATCTGCGGTTACGCCGCCAGCGAGTGACGAGTTCGTAACTGAGCAGGTTGAGGGTGGGGTGGATGAAACAGTCGCTCCCGATGTAGGGCCTGTTGACATTGCCGGTGTATCTGATGAAGTCGTAGACGAACAGTTGCGACAAATTGTTGCAGACCCACCCCCTGAGGGGCCTGCCGCTCCTGATCTGGGGGAGCTTGACCTAGAAGTTACGGAGCCTGTCTCTCCAGAGTTTCAGCCGAGTACATTAGAAACATTTCCTGTTGCTGAAGAACAATTGGAACTGTTTGATACTTCTACGATTGAGGCGCTTACTGCTTCTGCGCAGTCGGCTACTCCGAAGCTATCTATTCCTGAGCATATTGTAAAAAAGATAATTGAGAACTTGAACCGCCGCCTTCAGGCACGCGGTCTGGCCGATGACGTGTCGTTAATTATAACTGATACAATATTCCGGCCTGAGATGGGGGCAGACCCAGACTCCACACCCAGTGAAGCTAAGTACATTCCCCGTACACAGTCGGCTAAGGGCGCAATAATCTTAGCCCTTGATGCTCTCCCCGAATCCACCCTGAGGAAACCCAAAGAGATGGCAACCTATCTTGCCGGTCTCACGGATCACGAGACTGTTCACTCATGGGTGGACATTGGGGTGATAAACGACAACGACATGCAGGCTTTGTCTAAGGCGGCGTCCCTAGCCCCGCACTGGTCTGATCCTAATAAGACAGTGATGGACGTAATAGCAGATGTGTACCCTGATCTTGATGCTGAGGGGCAGATAGAGGAAGCGGCGGCTGAATTATTCAGGGGCCATGCGGCTGGTAACGTAGTTCTCAAGGGACGGCCCCTGTCAATATGGCAACGCATTATGAACTTCTTCAGGAATCTAAAAGGAGGCCTAGCAGAAGCTGACATATACAAGGCGGCTCAGGTCTTCGACAGGGTTGGCATGTCACCTGACTTTGTATCGGCTGCGCCCACTGCTCCCGCTGATGACTTCGGAGATGAGTTGGTTGAGGCGGTGAGTGGTAAGGATAAGTCGCTAGGCGAAAAGTTACGCGACGACAAGGAAGCTCGCTCATTTCAGGGTGGTCCCAATATGTGGAAGCCCGAACCCGGCAAGCCGTTTGGTACGCCTCAACTTAAATTTGCGGGTACTGTTGGGGGTCAAGCGCATGGTTGGGGGTTTTATAATTCTCAAGATGTAGAAGTTGGGAAAGACTTTGCAGGAAGAAGCGGCAGGGGGCAGCTTCTTGAGCTTGATATTCCAGATGATGCGATAGCTAAATTCATGGACGAAAGCCTGCCACTGAGCAAACAATCTCCGAGTGTGCAACAGGCAATCGGGCGTATTTATGATCGCGTTTACGACCGTGGATTTAGACAGTCTATGAGGCAACTCATGGAAGGAAAAGATCCAACAGGTTTTAGAATTTATCGGGACATTGGTACTTACGAAAAAATATCTGATAAAGAAATAAGTTTGATGTTGGCCGAAGAAGGGATTCCGGGACTTAAATATGGCGCTGATCCCCGCTTAAGTGGTAGCCCAACACCAGAAGGTGTTGCCATGCGTCTTATAGAACTTACGGGTAGTGTTGATGGTGCCATTGCTGAGGCTCAAGCCCGTATAGCTGATGCAGAGCAGAGAGGAGTTCTTGATCGGGCTGACTCAAGGTTCAAAGTGCCTGCTGCTTTGGAGATCCTGCAAGAACGAGGTGATCCTCGTAGGTATAACTACGTGATCTGGGATCAAGATGTTCTAAATAGAGTAGAGGTTAAAGGCGTTAATGAAGTACCGGTCAATCAGGTTGCTGTTAACCTTTCCTCTGCGACAGAGAGTATCCTTGGTCTCAAGGATCTACAGGATCAGGCCAACACTGGAGACATAGAAGCACAAGGACTGCTTCAAGATGTAGCTTCAGACTCTTTATCCTACTTGTTGAGCGGTATTCCTGATGTACGTGTACTGCCCACGCCCGCACAAGGTTTGTACTTTGGTGATCTAGAGCCATCAATAGGGCTAGACGTTGGTTTCGTGCAGGATAACAAGAAAGACGTTCTTGCTTCTCTGGCTAAATTTGCCAGCAACTTCAATCAAGAACAGATTCATGTTCGCACTGGTGCTGACGAGAATACAGACGTTGGGTTTACTTATCCTGATGGGTCCTATAATACTGCTTCAGTGCGGTTCTCTTTGCGTGAGCCTCTCACCCGCCAAGAGATTGAGGAAGTAATATCTAGCTCAGGTTTGGTGGGTGTAACTGCTACAGATACTTATTTAGATGCGTACTATGTAGGAGATCCTAGTGATGCAGCCGCCATCCAACAATTCAAACAAGCCGCAGACCGAGCCTCAAAATCTCTTGAAGGACGCACTAGCGGAGTTGACCCAGCAATTCAAAGACTCTGGGCATACGGTGAGGGATATGGAGCCACCAACCCGTACTCAGACATACGAGGCCCACTTCGTCCCCCGGAAGCGAACGAAGGGAACCGAACCAGTTGGAGAATAGGTCAGCGCCTACGTGGCCGTCCGTTTATTCCGGTTCCTTCTCAGCAGACCTTAACCCCTGAGCAGCGCGATCTTCAGTCTGAGATAGCTGATGCGTTTGATGATATGCCCCTTAATGATCTGGGCAATCCAGACGTGCGCAGAGCCTATGATGAACTGGCGCGAGAGCTAGACAGTCAGTACAGAGCGCTCCCTATCAAGGTGGAAGTATTCGAGGGAGAAGGCGAGCCGTATGCAAACAGTGCGGCTATGCGAGAAGACATAAACCAGAACAATCATTTGTTTATTTATGGCACTAACGCAGACACCTTCGGCCCTGAGGGTGTGGTCTACGACAACCATCCCATGCTTAAGCAGTCGTCATACACTGATGTAAATGGCTACCCCTTGCTTATCAACGATCTGTTGAGGGCAGTGCACGACTATTACGCGCATACGATGGCACCAAATAAGTTTGGTCCGTTGGGCGAGGAAGCTGCATGGCAGAATCATATGAGGATGACCCGAAGCCCGTGGGCTAGATGGGCGCTTACCTCAGAAACAAGGGGCCAGAACAGTTGGGTTAATTTCCACAGGCTCGCTATTGACCCAAGTAAGCGTGCGGACTCGCTGCCAATTACGGAGCGTGAGTTCTCTGAGCAGAAGACGGCGTTGCTCCCCATAGAATACACGATGACCGGCGATCCTGTTATTGATGAAGAGATGCTCGACATAGCATCTCCCGATAAGGAAGCGCGAAACTTTCTTGTTGGCCGTTTTTACAAAAAAGAAACGATGTTCGGAGTTCAGTTCGTTAATGAAGATGGTCTTGGTTTGGTTGGAGGGGTGCCAAGTGGAAGGGCCAGCACACCGGGGACAGCAAACCTTCGTTTTGCGATTATGGATCAGAACATTAGAGGGGAGGACAACAAGCCTATTGCTCTTGGCGAGACAAAAATAAATGTCAAGCTGGAGGATGGCGAATTAACTGAAGAGATAGAGGGCATTGTTGACATAGAAATAGAAGATGCCTACCGCAACACGGGCATCGGAAGCCGCGTAATCAACTCTTTGTTAGAGAATACCACTGACGGTCTGAACATCTACGATATTCAAGAAAGCGCATTGCCATATTGGCGGGACAAGCAGGGGACCTCAATTGTTGAAAGAAGTTCTGCTGAGGGTGACAACCTAATTGATGGATTTATTCCGAAAGGTGCGCCTGCGCCTAGTGTGGAAAGAACGGCGGCTTCTCCTGATAAAGAAGCGCGGCGCTTTGTTGACTTGCCTAAGGAAGCGCAGCGACTAGTCAGGACCACTGATGCTAACGGTAGGCAGACCGCTAGGTTCGGAACGATCCAGTACAAAGGGAACAATGTCCCTGTAGTTCTACACATGGGTACACCAGAAGACTCTGGTATGCGCCATGCGGATAAACATCTTCTTAATTTTGAGACGTTCACTCCGTATGAGTCTGTTCCCATAGCGCTGAAGTCTTTGATGACGGCATCGTTCAACCCTGAGCGGCAAGCCCCCCGTAAATCTCCTGCCCTTACATTTACAGAGGGTGGCGACAGGGGCCAAGCAGGCAAGTTTACCATTGAATGGCAGGACCCAGCATCTCGGTTCCCCATAAAGGCGGCATTTACATTACTGGAGCCAAACACAATCAGTGGGGTAGAGGTTCCTGTCTTTGCAATGGATACCATCTTTGTAAATACGGGTAGAGAAACTCCCGCTTATCAGGCAGCGGAAACCACGATCAGACGCGAAGGCGTGATAGAGCTAGATAAGATCTCACGCCCCGGCAAAGAGGCCGTGCTAGATGCAGTCGCTAACTTCAAGCAGAAATCAAAGAAAGAAAAGTTTGCTAGGCCCATATCGCAAGAGTTCTCCATCAAGTCCACGCCTACTGATATGGGTATCGACATGCCCTCAGGTATGGTCGCGCCTCAGCAGCATGAAACCTTGGGCGAAAAGGTTCTTACTAATCTTGGCATGGTTGGCGGCAGTCCTTTAGATAGCTTCGGAGATTTCTTTAAGTGGTTCCGCACAAACTTTGTAGATATGTGGGACCCAATCCGTCGCACTGAAGTTGGCCTGTCAGAGCAGGATGAAAAGAACCAGAATTTCCTGAGCGCATCTAGTTCAGCATGGGCGGCTATGCGAATGGCGCGTAGAGGAACTGCTGTTACAGCATACTCCCTGTCAAAAGGTGTGCCGACTTACCGTGACGGCTATACCTCGGTGAAGGATATACCGGAGGACGCCTTACAAACTAACATAGATGGCACAACAGAGGTCAGTCGAATAGCTGGAACCGATACGGGCTTGATCCCCATCATTGAGCCGCTGAGGAAAGGCAATCGTTTCGAGGCATTTCATCTGTATGCGATAGCCCGTAGGGCGGCGCGTCTTATTCGTGAAGGGCGGGAGCGTCTTCTCACTCAGGATCAGATTGCGCAGTATCTCGCCATGGGGAACAGCCGTGCTGAGATAGCGCAGATCATGGATGTTTCAGAGGCTGAGGTAGATACTCTCTTGGCTGGGCGTGATATTAAGTTCAATGATGATTTCTCTGATATCTTCCAAGATTATCAAGTATGGAACGGTTACTTCGTAGATTTCTTGGTAGACACAGGGGTTCTTACTAGAGAGAAAGCCGACATATGGAAAGAGTCTGCCGATTATATTCCGTTCTATCGCCAACTTGATCCGTCATACAAGGACACTGCTGGCGAAAGCCCCATGTTTGAAGGGCTAATGGCAAGCGCACCTCCCCCCGAACTAAAGGGAAAGGGGATGATATGGTCGATCATAGCAAAGGATGCGCAGGGCAACGAGACGATGCTGCCCACCACGTTCAATCAATCTGAAAAGAATGTAGCTGAGGCATACGCGCAGAAATACAAAGATGAAACAGGGATGGACGTAAGTGTAGTTCGCAAGGGCATGCCGATTGGCGGCTTCCTAGATACCCTTACAGAAAATGCTTTGTCTGCTGTTCAGACAGGCATGATGAACGTGGGTATGCAACGGACAATGCGGAACCTTGTTTTGGCAGATCCCCAGACAACCGTGAGAACGAAACCGGGGACGCCGGGTTCAGTTACATTCCACGTCAAGGGTGAGCCAATAACGCTATACGTGGGTGATCGTGCGCTTTATTCGTCTCTTAACAATTACCTTACCAATCAGAGGATCAACCCGTTTGTCAATTTCTTGGGGATGCCTGCTCGTTTTCTGAGGGAAATGATCACCCGATCACCAGACTTCATGGCGGCAAACATGCTAAGAGATTCGTTGTCAGCATGGGTAACTAGTGGTCGGGACACCAAAGCCTTGATAGGAACCATTGGTGGTTTCTCTCAGGCCCTACGTGGTAGCACTTCTGCTGATGCGCTGGCTGCGGCTGGTCTGATGACGGGGTTTGATTTTGGTGGAGACCCCACCAAGATGACCGATTTTATAAACAAAGAACTGCTTAAGTATAAGTATCCTTCAGCAGTGGGACGGTTTGCACGTAACCCATTGAAGGCCCTGTGGGATGCAACAGGTACAGCTTCCCGTGCTTCGGATGCAGCTACTCGTATTGCTGTGTATGAGAGAGTCCTTAAAGAAACAGGCGATGAAGCACAGGCTATCTTTGAGGCGCAGGAAGTTATCAACTTCTCAGCACGGGGGCAGTCAGCACTAATACAAAACCTTGCGGTGGTGGTGCCGTTCTTGAACGCTCGTATCCAAGGCTTGGATGTTCTGTATCGTTCTTCGATGGGGCGCAAAGGGTTTGCAGCGAGGCCTGAGTCCGACATCGTGAAGAGAAGGTTTATGTTCAGAGCCATGTTGGTTGCCATGAGTAGCGCAGCGTACTGGGCCATGGTTCACGATGATGAGGAATACATAAACCAAAACCCAGAGATCAAAGATAACTACTGGATAATTCCGTCGGCGTGGATACCCGGTTATGACGGACCACCCCTCAGGTTCCCGATACCGTTTGAGGTAGGGTTCTTGTTTAAGACCATACCTGAAAGGGTCATGGCTTTGTATTTTGGCAAGGATGTGCCTCGTGATATTGCGCAGACATTGCGGCGGGGTCTGGTGAATACGTTTGAGTTTAATCCAATCCCTCAAGCAGTGTTGCCGCCTCTTGAGGTGATAGCCAATTACAGTTTCTTTACAGGGCGCAAGATTGAAGGACAGTATCTTGAGGGACTGTTGCCGGGATACCGTTATAGCAGCAGGACCTCTGCTCTCGCTATGGAACTTGGTCAGATGTTTAATTATTCCCCTGTAAAAATTGATCATATGATTAACGGTTATGGCGGCACCTTGGGCACAGTAGTCATTGATACTGTAGATCAAGTTATGAGGGGAGCATCGGCTGATTTGGGAGAACGCCCCGCTAAACAACTTAGCGAGTACCCGTTTATTAAAAGATTTTTAGCAACGCCAGATGCACGAGGCCTTGTCACACAGTTCTACGAGTTGAGAAGAGAAGTTGGTCAGGCGGTTGATACCGTCAAAATGTTAGAGAAGGGCGAGCTTACGTTAGCAGAAGGCGCAAAGTTGGCAGATAAGAAAGTAAAACTGATTGCTATAGAAAATGTGGTAGAAGATATATCTAGCCTTCTTGTTAAATTGAGAAATGAGCGTAAGCGGATTCAAGAGTCGAACATAAGTGCTGAAGCGAAACGACAATTGATTGACGAGGTCACAGCTATGGAGCTTATGGCTGTTGAGTCTATCCCGGAACTAAGGCAAGAGGCGTTTCAGTAGGAACGCTCCCCTACAATAGGAGATAAGTATGTTAAGTTTGCTCGGGTCCCTATTGGGATTTGGTACTTCTTTCCTGCCAAAGGTTATGGATTTCTTCCAAGACCGTGCAGATAAGAAGCATGAACTAGCGGTAATGGAAGTTCAAATACGTCAGCAAAAAGAACTAGCTGATCAGAAGTTGGAGATGGTCAATGTGGAAGCAGATGTACGAGAGATGGAATCTCTTCACAAGTCTATGCAGCCTACCGGCGTGGCGTTTATCGACGGCCTTCGTGGTTCTGTTCGTCCTGTTATCACTTACGCTTTCTTCGGGCTGTTCATTTTTGTTGAAGTATCCGCTTATCTCGCACTCACTTCCCAAGGAGTATCTGGATTGGACGCGGCCAACGCTGTCTGGTCTGAAGAAACCTCAGCACTGTTTGCCGCCGTCATTAGTTTCTGGTTCGGCGGACGCGCCATCTCCCGCGCTAGAAAATGAGGATCAATGCGAAGGGGATGCAGATAATAAAGCTCTTTGAGGGCTTCCGCTCTGAGCCGTATCTGTGTTCCGCGATGGTTCCCACCATTGGGTTTGGTTCTACTTGGTCCTTTGATGGCAGTCGTGTCACCCTATCTCACCCGCCGATTGATGAGGCAGAGGCCGAGGAGCTACTTCTACGAGAGGTCCGTAAGTGTGAGAGAGCAGTAGACCGTCTGATCAAAGTTGAATTGAACCGCAACGAACACTCCGCTCTCCAAAGTTTTGTATATAATTTGGGCAGCGGGCGGCTACAGTCTAGTACCTTAAGATCCCTCTTGAACAGGGGCGCTCCCAAAGAAAAAGTTGCGGACGAGTTCCCGAAGTGGCGCAGAGCCGGGGGTAAAATATTACAGGGTCTAGTCAGAAGACGAGCGGCAGAGAGGGCCTTGTTCCTGTACGAAGGAGAATGATATGGAAGTGGATGCAAGGCTAGGCATACAGGCAGCAATCATGTTAGCCACAATTGCTGGTGGGTATGCGGTTGTTAAGGCTCAGTTACAGCGCGTCATCTCTGATCTGGTTGATCACATAAAGAAGTTTGAGAAACATAAGTCAGCGTTCGATGCCCGACTTGATGATGCGGAGTCCCAGAGAAGTGTGTTCGCTAGTCAGATATCCACGCTCATTGATATCAATAGTGTGTCTGCATTGGAGCGCCGCAATAGAGAGATCGCTACGCTGCAAGCTGAGGTCAAAGTGTTGCAAGCTCAGATCCAACACTTAAATGATATACACAACTCAAAGCATCCAGAGACAAATAAGTAGGAGAATAGGAGGCTAGCATGGACCCCATCACAATAGCAGCCGCCATTGCAGCCACCAAAACACTAGTGAAATCGGCACGGGGTGTTCAAGAGATTGCGCACGGTATTGACGGACTGTTCCATGCCAAAGAGGAGCATGAAAAAAATAAAGACCACGAAGCTGGTAGCTCAATCGGCAGAAAGAATAAGTCAATTCTTCAAAAACGCGCTAAGGATGACGGCTCCGAAACTTCTATGTCTGCCAGTGCCGCAGCCATCATCGAACGCAAGCAATTGGATCAGCAGCTTGAGGACCTCAAAAATGAGATCAATCGTAAGTGGCCGAGCGCTCCTAACGAACCCTCCACTTGGGACCTCATTTTAAAAGAACGTGAGAAGAGGGTTGCTGCAAAGAAAGAACGCGAGAGGCTCGAAAAGATTGAGGCTGAAGAACGTGCGGAGCGGCGTAAAAAACTTTTACTTGAGCTTGCCAAGGGACTTATCGTTGCGACCATTGCGGGGGGCATTGGTACGTTCCTCTACTGGGCCGCACAGCAAGGTGGCAGTGCCTAACTGTCCAACTCTATCAGCCCCACACCACCACACTCTATACATATGACCTCGAACTCTTCGATGGAGGGGAAGGCAAACCTATCGCCCGTGTGTGTAAGCCGAGTGGCTTCCACTATGACGTGGCCTTCTCCCTCACAATTGGTACAAGTCCGTATCCGGCACCCCTCTTCGTTCAAAGCGTGTCCTTCCTAAATCTTTCTGTGTCTAGTTCTTTATAGCCTTCCTTGGCTGCGTCTCCGCTGCGCCTAGAATTTGTTCGCTGCTTGTAAAGTTGCAGCAGTTCGTTGGCCTCACCTACGGGGTAGGTCAGAAGAACATACACCCGAAAGAATGTATTGTGGGGAAGTATCTCCATCTCCTTCACGCTGTACCCTGCCACGTTCAC